GGCTTCATAGTCATGGGGGCAGCCCTCAGTGGTGGACGATGTCAGTCAGGACAGGGATGTTATCGGGGCTCTCAACGGCGACGCCCGCCTTCTTCAGGGAATCCAGCTCTATCCGGCGGAACCGGGCAAGGAGAGCCTCCTCAGACGGCGTGAGAGGCTGACCACGGCGGATGAAGTGCAGGACGTGGGAACGGTGTGCCTGGGCGGCCTCGTTGGCAGATTGCAGGGCTATGCGGGATTCAAGGGCGTTCATGGAGTACCTCGCTTGTGCGCTTACTTTCAGTAAGTAGTCCGATTTCGGACTACTTTTGATGGGGGTGGGTTTACGGGCAAAGGGGGTGGCAAAACCCTGGCCGTTCATAGGCAAAAGTCCTGCCGTTCATAGTCAGATTGCGTGGAACAATTTGTAACAACCTTACTTTTCGTAAGGGAAGAATTCATATACACCCTAAAGGGGTCAAAATGCGCGAGTATTTCGGTTTTGGGATTTAGAAAAGTCGAAAAGTTTTTTGACTTTTTGACTTTTTGATTTTCTCAAAACCCTTGTACCTGTTTTCTTCGGAAAATACGGTATATATACTACTATAGTGATAAGTATATATATATAAAGGGAAAAACCCCCTTTTCTGAAGAAAATAACTCGGTTATTTCAGTTGTACAAACCCAAAAGCCCGACTTGTACATTTTCATTTTGTACAACTAAGCCCAATTCCAGCTCTCGCCTGTCCACTTGTACATTTTCATTTTGTACAAGTGGGCTAAAATGTTAGTAAGCACCTCCTTACCTGCAAACGAATGTACAAGACCCCAAAAACTTGGGTTTTTCATGTTCCACGGGCTGGTTTTCTGTACTGAGTAGTCCGAATTCGGACTACTTTCCTTCTGGCCGAGTTAGACCCTTCCCATTGTGCGGGAATTGGTCGAAAAATGACCAAAAACGGGTGGAATTACTAAGGGAAAACCCCTAGATTGCGGGTGCTTGCCTATGCTTTTCTTAAAATCCATGATAAAAAGAAGCATCTTTTGATGGTTCTTTCCGAATCACGGAAACAGACCTCCTCCTTTCGCGGGGTTCCACCGCGTACTATGGGAAAATCCCTGGCGTACTATGAATTGAGACTCCAATTTTCTTGGAAAATCCTTCAGCTCAAAAGTAGTCCGGTTTCGGACTACTTTTGAGCTGAAATAGCCTTCATAAGAAATAGAAAAATAGAACCTACCCGCGCGAACGTGTGAGCGCGCGCCTACACCAAGGGTAGGCCTTGGGGATGCCTACCCTTGGTGTACTAGATTAGATTTAGGCGCATCCTTGCGTCATGCGTCCGGCTTATGCGGCCAGTTTTTCACCCCCTGCATTGTCGGCTTTCGCCTCTGCATTGTCGGCTTTCGCCTCTGCATTGTCGGCTTCTACTTTAGCAGCAAGTAAATCGGTCGCTGCTTTTAACGCGACGTACTCTAGATCAGCCGAATCTATGGTGCCGTTCATCATTGCATCGTAGACCGATTGCATCAACTTCTGACGTTGGCTTTCCCGTGCTGCTTTCAACTCGGCTTGATACTCTGGAGTAAGGGCTTCAACTTCGTCTTGCAAATCTTCAGCAATCTCCTTGCATACCTGAACCATTATTTTGTCGCCACTTTTTTCCGCTTTTTTAACGTCCTTTTCAAGTGCCCTTTGCGCTAGTGCAATATCGCGCATTTTTTCGGTGGCTGATTGCGGTGCTGGTGCCAAGTGAAAGGATGCAGGGTTTCCGTTACCCTTTGCCGTTTGATAGTAATACAGCGGCATTCCCGCATCACTTGAACCTTTGCAAATGCTTTTAGCTTTTTCTCCAAGCCTATTCGCTGGATAGTAGTTTTTCAACTCTGTCAGTAGGTTGTTTGCGGTTTGAATGCTGCCGTTAGCAGCAAGGGCTTCACCTGTTTTCAGCCACAACCCTTGAATCTTGGCTATGTATCCTACCTCAACCTTACTTATATATGCTGCTGCATCCGCTAATTGGCTCCCATTTTTGATTGCATTAAATAACTCGCTATGGTTTTTCATGAGGTCACCTATATCTGAATGTGTGGTTTTTGTAGTCCGAAACCGGACTACTCGGTTTTGGTTACACCTCGGGCGTGGCACCTTTTTGCCCTTGGTGGTGTCGGGCTTGGCTTGCACCAGACAAGTGCTACTCTACTGAAAGACTGTACTAGGTACAAGAATTATTTTTTCCCTTATAAATCAATGACTTACCGAATAGGTGTTTTTTAAGTTATTGATTTTTAAGGGGTTTTGAAAAGTCAAGAAAAGTGGTATAGGTACTTTCCACATACGGCACTGGTTATCTATACAGTACCAGCGCCTAGCACAGCTAGGGCAGGGTGTCAATACTGTATGTATACCCAGGGTGTACTTTTATACAGTGTTCAGGTGCGCGGCCAAGTGCGATTCCCCCCCTCTCAACCCGCCCCCGCTTCCAATCCCTAAAATAACCATATACAATTATTTCTACCTTCCATCGCCACAGGACTCTCCAATGACCCCTACCCTTCACGATTTATACCTCCACATCCCAGCCCACGCCCCTAACCGTGATATCGCCGTGCATTATTCAGGTGAAGAGTGGAACATATCCGCAGTTAACCGGAGCACCAACGTAATGCTCGGGGAGTCGTGCGGATATGTCGAGGTGGTGGCTGATACTCTCGAAGCGGCTATTGAGCTGGCTATGCAAAAACTCGATGACCTCCGGGATGACCCGGATTCTTTCAATTAAAAGAGGACTCTCCAATGACCATGCCCCATTCAGTCGGCACAGACCTAAAACTTCTCCACGAACAGATCTATGGCCCCGATGAACCAGAGAACATTTTCGGTGGCGGCAACGCCGGTATCGCCCTCGCGGGACATTACCTCGCCCAGGCCCTCAACGCCAGGCAGCCATCAGCCGAAGTCGTCAAGCAGCTTCTTTTCCACCTCAATGCCCTGCTTTTCGAGTTGTCGGATACCCCTCCTGGCACCCCGCTCCACGCGGCTATCCAGAATGCCACTGCTGCCAGGAATGAGGTGAAGGTATGAAACTGTATGTTGTTGGTAAGCACCTAAAGAGCACTGATCACGGCCCGGTCTGGGAGATGAACGGGGTATACGACAATCTTGAGTCAGCTCTTGCAGCCTGCCGGGATGAAAATTATTTCGTTGGGCCTGTCGTACTGAACCAGCCTTTCGCTGAACCCGATACTACTATCGTTTGGCCGGGTGCGTATTACCCGCATCAGCCAAAAGAGGTGGTGTTATGAACTTCCCCACAGTGAAGACCGTTCCCGCCGATATACGGGAGAAAAACGGGTTGTATGACGATATACCGGTTAAGACTGGGAGACCTGCCCCAATCGCCCACATGTACCCAAGTGACCTTGAGAGGTTCGCTACCGAGGAGATTTTCGCGCATGCCTACAGCATCCCGGTGGGCAATCCGAATGAGGACAGTGTTCCTTTGTATTCGGAAAAGACGGTTTATGAGCTGCAAGATCGTATCGGCTCACTCCTGCATCTTTTAGGGCGATGCGAAATTTTTATAAAGGCGGTAGATGCCGAAAACGGCCGGCACATACTGAATGACATCCAGGAAGCCAGAGGTGAATCATGACTAACCCTACCCCCAACAAAATCCCCACATCGCACTTCCCCACCCCTGAGTTCAGGTTTTTCCTGTACGACCCTGAGGGGGACGGGTTCATTTACTACCGCTCCGCAGCTGACCGTGATGCTGATTCCATCTCTATCATCCGTCAGTACCTGGATGACTACTGGATGGAGGAGGTCGAGCAGGTTATTGCTGGGGAGATCACTCACACCTGCCAGATGATCAACAAGCAGGAGCGCCCTTCTCCTGGTCAGCTTGATGAGGATGATTGCGCCGAGGATGGTACTTACTGGGGTCACGAATATGATTTCATCTGTGATTATGGGCTGGTGGCCATAGGTCAACCTGAAACTGGAGTGGCGCACAATGACTGACCAATGCACTGAGCAGCGATTCCTTGAGGATGTCGCGACACACCAAATGACCATCTTGCAGGATAACGGGGTGTACCGTCACCTGCAGTTCCGACGCCCCGACTCATCCAGTTACTGGTTCAACATCCTTACCTGGCCGGGTGCGCTTTGCATTAACGGCGACTGTGGAACCTATGCGTTTTCCCGTCTGCCGGATATGTTCGATTTCTTCCGGACGGACAAGTCTGACTTCAACTACAACCGCAATGGTGGCCTGAGTATCAACAAGGGCTATTGGGGCGAGAAGTTGATCTCTGTGTGTCCTCATGGAGGGTACAAGGAGTTCAGCGAGGAACTTTTTGACCAACGCATCCTTGAGGCTGCCCGCGACTACTGTGAAGACTGGCCACGTAGTAAGAAGAAGGAGTTCATGGCTGCCGTCAATGATGAGGTGATCGGTGCTGGTTGCGACGGCCAAGACGCTGCTTATGGCGCGGCCAGGGATTTCGATTTCCAACTTGAGAGCCCTTTCCATGATTTCTGGGAGGTGGATTGCCGACAGTTCACCTGGCACTACGTCTGGTGCTGCTACGCAATAGCGTGGGCGGTCAGGCAGTATGACTTGACGTTGACGAAGTCAACACATACCACCCCCGTAAACATAGAGGTACCTGTATGTCCATGAAAACTGAAGAAATCATTCAAATGATCGAGGATATTGAAAAGCGTCCCTCAAAACTTTCCGAATGGGAGATCAATTTTATCGACAGCATTTCAAATCAATTAGCCGAGAGAGGCTTGAGCCCCAAGCAATATGAGAGATTGGAAGCTGTCTGGGAGAGGGTTACGTGATGGAATTATTAAACAGAAAAGAACTTGAAGAATGGTTATTTGACCGTGCTAATGTGCAAGGGCATTTGTGCGCTGGGGTTAAAGGGGTTGTTCCACGTTGCGACGGTTTACCTCCACAGCCTGTCGGGTTTAATAAGCAAAGCTGTCTGGTAAATGTAGAGTACGTGGATACTAATACCCAGGAGAGGTTTTTCCTTGAGTATCGTGGGTGCGGGGACAAGATGTGTGCTGTTTGCGGAGGAGTTTAGGTATGGGTAATCGGAATAATATATACGCCCACACTGGTTTATTAGACCAAGTGGTAGACGTGGTAGTAAGAGTCATCGGGGTGTCGGCTATTATCATCCTCACTTGGCAGTTGTTTGAGACGACTGCCCCACCTTTAATAACACCCCCTTCCACCCAGCCAGCAATCGAGACAGTAATAACCCAGGTGCGTGGCTGCGACATCATTCAAATCGTTCAGGGTGACGAGATGATTTCTGCTTTCCCTGCGCCTGACCAGCCGGGAAGCTGCAAGATTCCTGGTCAATCCTTAAACAAGAAGGGAAGTAAGTGATGCCACGCCGATCCTCGTCTTATCACGACTTAACCCCGAGAACCCTCGAAAGGATTCTTCTATCGGCTGAAAGGGCATCGACTCTTTCTGAAAAAGTGGGGGTTCCTGCCTACACTATCCGAAGGATAAGGGCGAGGGAGAAGTTTCCTCCGCAGTCACAAACGAGGTTGACATGCAGGTATGATATGTGTAACTCGGACAGCGGGTTGTCGGCGGCTTCTTGTAATGGAGTAGAGGTAGTGCCGGTGGAGCAACATGAGTTAGGTGTATCAGCATGGAAATTCTGCCCTTTCTGTGGGGCGGTGATTGTTCGTGAATAAAATCGAGGTAAACCTATGGGAGAGTATCGTGTTAGCTTCTATTGTTATTGCAATACTTCTTCTTGCCAGTTTTCCTGGTAGCAAGTCGAATCCGCAAGAAAACTCCACCACTTTAATAAAGGAAAATTACACAATTTCAGCTCTTGAACACGCAGTTTACATGCAGAAATCTGCTAATGAGGTGATTGATTGTTACAAGAGATTGCATAATTCTCTTGTTTTCGGGGCTACACAAAGTCAGATAGAGGAGTTGGAGAGTGAACTTGCGGGTCTAATGAGGCGACACAATTCAAATTCGTATAATTTTACGAAGCGGTTGAAGAAGGTCTCTTCTCAATTAAAATTGAGGGTAAAAGCATGAATGACAAAGAATCTTTATATAAGTTATTTAGGGAAGCGGTGATTGATGAGCTTGTTTGCGCCCACATCTACAACTCCAGCCACGACGATAACCCTGCGAAGGCTATAAAAGATGTGATTGACTGGAATGTCGAGGTTGCCCTTGATGCAAGGGTGAGTAATTCTGCAGCAGCGATAAAAATAAATGAATTAAATAAACGCCTGGAGGCCGCTCAAAATCTTCTACTCAAGCATGGTATATGCGATAAGTGCGGTGAGTTGTATGAGCATGATTACGATGGCCCATTCGCAAGCTGTAAATGTGGTACTAGCGAGTGGTATAACCTGACCCCGCACATGACGAAGGTTAGTAAGGCTTTGGCTTCCGCTCAGCAAACGACGGTGAATGAAAGAGATTTCTGGAGGGAGCGTTACAACGAGATAAAGTCAGCTTGCGAGGAGCAGTTCCACGGGCATTCGGCTGGCACTACAAATGAGGATTGCAAGATCTGCTGTATCCTCAGCAAGATAGAGGCGATGAACTTGTGAGAGGTTAATCTCAGTGCGTATCAGTGTTCGGTGTCTTAACAAGTATTGTGGAAGGAGGTCGACAAAGTCGAAACCTTTTCACCACTATATTAACAGACCAAAGTGCAAACACTGCGGGAGTTTTGTTTATCTGGACAGGTACAGGAGCTCAGGGAGGGAGGCTGGGCATAACAAGGTGACCGGTAAGACTTGCTGTTGCGGAGCGCCAGATTACCCGCACAGGCTGGGGTCTCATGTGTACTGCCATCATTGGCCGGAGTACAGGGAGCGTCAGATCGACGAGCAGATAGAGAGGTCGCTCCTAGACAAACAGGTACCTGCTAGTTACTATTCGTACTCGGACGACCCTCCCTTTTAGGAGAACAGATATGGCTTATCTTTATGTAACTACGTTTGAAAGGCCTGCCCCATTGGGCGGGGAGAGTTTGATCCACACCACGCTGGAGTCTAAAGAGGTGATCCCGGTGGTATCAAGGCAGTTTCCTGAGAAGTGGAACGGGGTATTTGCGTTGCTGCAGGCAAATATACCGGTCAGCGCGAGATTTGATATGCCGGGCGGCGGGAAGTTGAAATTTCACATTATCGACCTGGGAGCGTTACCGTATGTCTGAGACAGTCCTCTGCCTCACCTCCCTTATCGAGGTGGACCACGCCAATGAGTCAATGCGTGTGGTGTTTTCAACCACCGACCACAACATGATCCCGGATGCTGCCTGTAACTGGGCGTTGGATCGGATGATTCGCTTGGCATCGCCAGTCTCATCGGCGATGCTACATCGTCTCCCTACCAAGATGGGGCCTCTCATGCGGCTCTCGGCTCCCAACAAAAAGCGTAGCCTTTTCCTTTCCCGCCAACCTGTGGAGGTGCAGCCATGATCTTCTCTGACGAACATTACCTCTGGGCGGCTGATTTGGAACGTATGGCCAGCAAGCTGGCTAACAAGAGCGCAACCGAGATAGAGGACATCCTGTTTGAGAGTAAAAATTACAGGGTTTGCTACTTGAGGGTCACCCAGAGGTGCTCGGTCGGGGTAGCAGGGAGATTGCTGCTTCCCTTAGCATTTGCATTCTTTGTCGTCTTGGCCTCGGTGAAATGGTTCCTGACCGGGGGGTGGTATCTGGACTCCTGGAAGAAGAAGTACAGCTGGATCAGGAAGATTTCCGACTTTACCGGGGTGATGTAAGTGAGGGTTCTGGTAGGCTGTGAGTATTCAGGGAGGGTGCGTGAGGCTTTCCGCACCCTCGGGCATGAGGCGTGGAGTTGTGACCTGGACCCATCAGAAGATGACTCCCCTTATCATGTTCAGGATGACCTCCTGAGGGTCATCCTGAAAGGGAAATGGGACCTGATGATTGCCCACCCTCCCTGCACCTACCTGTGCGGCTCGGGGATGCACTGGACTACCAGGGGGTTGAGGGACCCTCAGCTCACTGAAGACGCGCTGGAGTTCTTCCTGGCGCTGTATCACTGCGATATTCCCAAGGTGGTGCTGGAGAACCCGGTCGGAATCATCTCCACCAGGTTCAGGAAGTTTGACCAGATGATTCAGCCGTACCAGTTTGGGGATGACGCCAGCAAGCGGACTTGCTTGTGGGTAAGAGGCGTGGATCCACTAGTAATACCTCCAGAATCCGAGTGGTACCCACCACGGATGGTTTACCATAATGGTAAGTTGGCGAAGCGTTGGGGGAACCAGGGGGACTCGGGGAGAGATAATCACCCTGAAAATGACAGGCGGGCCAAGGACCGGTCCAGGACTTTCCCGGGGATCGCCAAGGCGATGGCAATCCAGTGGGGGGTTTGTTAATTTAACGGTCAGAAGGTTAAATGTAAGCACAAGGAAAATCGCAATGTTCAGTAAACACTCCCTGGGGGATTTCGTAGTTTTATGTAGTGGAAAACCTCACTTCCATAAAGAGAGGCGGAAAGTGACTTATGTGAACCTCTCTAACTGCACGATAGAAGTGGCGGGGGCGGAGTTGTTTGACTTGACCTCTGGCATCAGCAAGTCTACTCACAGAGGGTCTGGGGCGGGTGTCAGAAGAATATATTTGGCCGAGGGGAAGGTTTTGGATGAGGCCGTCATTTGCGAAGTGATAAGGGCGCTTTCCAACCTCCAGCTCCGGGCGCTCAAGCGGCTTCCGCCGGGCGACATACTGGCAGCTGCCCGTTTGTTAAAGGTATTGTAGACATAATTTCCTGGTGTTATATTTACGCAGACAGGCATATGCCTGTTTGTAAAATCAACTAGAGGGTGACAACATGGCAAGCGTCAAAGTGAAGTTCTCTATCGGCCAGGAATTGGTCGCTCGTAAGTCTGGTAAGACTTGCACAGTAGTCGGATTCTACGCTGACAAGTCTGGGGTTTCAGTTGACGCCCAGGCTCCTTCAAGCAAACGGGCTTGGCGCTTTCGTGAAGACGAGCTGATGACTCCGGCTGAAGCTGCAAAGGCTGCGAAGGCCAAGGAAAAAGCCAAGGCCCAGGCTGCTGCCCAGAAGGTCAAGCAGGGAAAGGTTGCCAAAGCTGTGAAGGCAGCAAAAGCGGCCGAGCCAGCCAAAGCTGCCAAGAAGTCGAAGACTGCGTAATCAGGTAGAATAGGCCACCCCTCCCGCTAACCTGGCATCCGCAGGAAGTCAGGCAAATGACAACCCACACGGTTGACCAATTAGCGGGAGGGGGCTACGCTTGGATTGTTTCGACTGGAGGACCCCTCGAATGAAAGACGAACCCACCAAGCCCGGCCAAGCAACTCCCAGTGTCTCTACCCCTGTAGAGGTCAAGAAAAATCCAGGGTTTGACCAGATTGGTCAAGCTCTTTCCAAGGCTCTGACTCGCGGCACCGGCCGGTTGGTCCCAGTGAACCTGACTGTCAACGTGCTGAATGACCGGCAAGTAGAACTGGTTGAATGGCCCCCAGGCGGTACTGCCCCGATATCTCATGGTGTGTATGACCTCTGAAAGAACCCCCGCCGACTTGGCTTTGGCCACCCCGCATCTGAGCCCTCTTGAAAAAGAGGTCCTCAGGTCTGTGGCTGACATGCAGGCGAGAGAAAGTCGAGGGTTGTCCGAAGTTCTCGGAAGGCGGCAGATCGTCATGAGTGCTATGTTGAAGTCTCTGCATGGGAAGGGTTTGCTGTATCGTAAGAAGAACCCTATGAGTCGCAGAGGCTTCGTTTATGGAACAAAACCCTTCCCCGATTGAAGTCCCAGGTTATTGGGAACTTTACAAAGATCTTTGTTCAAACTGCACAAGGGGCTATAAGGCTTCTGTGCTTAATAGGTTCAAGGAGTCTGACCTCAACTCTGGGGTCATCCTTGAGAACGTCAGGCAAGGGCTCGCCTGGCAGTATCTGTTTGCATGGCTTACCATGTTGCAGCAGATCCCGGTCATCGTCGTACTCACCATAGGGCTCCCATTGGCGACCGGGTTGTTTCTGATCTCCCCTCTGATCAATCTCATTTCCTTACCCTTGGCTCGTTATCACCTGATTTGCCGGAAGCGGGATATTGAGCAGCGTAGAGAGCTTGAATTGCAGTTCCGGGCAAGGAAATTGAGAGAAAGAGCGAGAGGTAAAAGGGGTCTTGTTAATGAGTGAGGTTGATGTTAGTGATTTTGACGTACAGCGTCCTCCTGTGCGGGAGGATCTCACCACGGAATCGGACTACCGTCTTTCAAGGGAAGAAAAGCAGGCGTTAAATACAGTTAAGGAAATGTTGGACCTTGGGAGGGTGCCAAAGAAGGAAGCATTTGCATTACTCAGGGCCTTGGCGGCTTTCGATCACAACTCCCAGATGGAAGAGGATGACGTTGACTACGACGAATCTTTTGACCTGTCGAAGGAGATCTCGGAAGTCCTTAAGTCGGTTCGTTTACTGCGTAAATCCATCCTGTCCCCGTCAGGGAAGTCACTGAAGTCAGGTGTGACTGTCGGCGAAGCGAAGGATGTTATATCGATGTCCAACTCCATGATAAACACCCTGGTCAAGACCCATGAGAAAGTGGTCAACATGGAGCGGTACCGGGCAGTCGAACAGGCGACAGTGGACATCCTGCGTGAGCTTGACTCAGACCGTGAGTTCATGCGCGAATTTAATGAGCACATCGAAGCGGGTGGGTCTGGGGAAGGCCCATTGGTTCGGAAGTTTATTGAGGCGTTGGAAGTGAGGCTCGAAGGCTGATGAGCGAGAGCAAGGTAGAGTGCTCCACCTACTTGACCACCTACGCTTTCGGGCCAGGGCACAAGTTCAAGGACTGCAATGGTAATGAGTTCATTGCCATCTCCATGATGCACCACTGGTACCGGCCAGATTCAGGGTTGTTCTACGCCCTGGTTGATGCTGCTCGTCACATGGAGGTTCCGCCTGTGTGGGTGGCGCAGGAAGACCTGATAAACCCCGACAATGGCTGGGTTATCACCGAGCCTGAAAACCAAGGGGTTCTTGAGGCATGACCGACACCAAAGAGAATTACATCGCCAGGTTAAAATCTGGTATCAACCAGACCAACGACCTATCGCAAACCCCTACCTGGATAGAGCGGAATACGTCGCACCCGGAGGATAACCAGCGTCGCTGGTCGTTCAAGGGGCATGAATACCAGCGGGAAATTCTCTCGGACGTTTCCAAGATAATCGACATACAGAAGTGCTCACAGGTGGGTGCGTCTGAGATGTCTATCCGGCAAGCCTTGGCTTTGCTGGGGATGCAGAGGAACCTGACGTTGATTTACGTCTTGCCGACTGCAGCTTTCGCCCGTGCGTTTACCAAAGGTCGGATCGACCCTGTTATTGAGGCCTCGAAGTACCTGAAGTCAGCTGTCAACCGCGATGTTGACTCGACTGACATGAAACAGATCCTAACATCGTTCCTTTACGTCAAGGGGACTATTGGCAAAAGCGCGAACATATCAGTGCCCGCCCAGGCGCTGATCAAGGACGAGGTTGATTTCTGCGACCAGGCTGCCCTGAAACTTTTCAACTCACGCCTTGGCCACGCCGGTGACCGTGAGATACAAAGGGCTTTCTCCACCCCGACAGTTGAGAATTACGGGATCAACGAGGGGTTCAAGGCTGGCAGCCAGGCTTACTACTGCGTGAAATGCCGCTGCTGCCGTGAATGGGTAGCCCCCGATTTCATGATAGACGTTGAAATACCAGGGTTTGACGGAATGGTTGCAAACTTCGAGAAGGAAGATCTCGAAGTTCTTGGTGACAAGATCCATTCGGCATTCATCCGCTGTCCGAGTTGCAAAGCCCCCATTCATTGGGCTGACATGTGCAACCCGGAGAAAAGAAAATACATTCACAAATACCCTGACCGCGAGAGGAAAAGTTATCAGGTTTTCCCTTACGACGTTCCCACTGTCAACACACTCGGGAAGACGCTGTCGCAGCTTGCTGATTACGGCTCGAAGAAAGACTGGGTTAACTTCAAGGTCGGGCTCCCGTTCGAGGATGCCCAGACATCATTCCTTGATTCAGTAATCGCTGCCAACAAAGTTGGCTACCAGTTGATGATCCCTGAAATGCCTGAAGACATTGAACGCCCTGTTGACAAAGTTTGCTCAGGAACTTTCATCGGCGTGGACGTTGGCAAGACCAGTTGGCTGGTTGCATTGAAAGAGCTGCCCGGCGCACCTGGGAAGTTGTCTGTCGTCTACCGGGAAAGGATCAGGCAGGACGGGAACGATTACCTGTTCAAACGGGTGAAGTTCATTGAGAAAGTTATCGGCGGGCGCACCGGGGTAATGGATGCCGGGCCGGATTTCTCGACATCCAAGAAATACGCTGAATCCGGCACCCTTGGCCGGAACCTGGCCTGCTATTACGTCAGGAAGGGGAAGGACACCCTTGATATAATCACCATCGATGAAGATGACGGGATCGTGAAGGCGGCGCGGACGGAGACCTTCAACGACCTGAGCGCGGCGGTGAATACCGGCAAGATCGTGTTCAGTGACGGCCCGGACTTTGAGCTAATGAGATCCCACCTGAAGGCCCTGAAGCGAGTGGACTCTGTCGAGGACGGGGATTATTCGTCCAAATGGGTTAACACTGGGGAAGACCACTACGGGCATGCCCTCAACTATGCGTACATCGCTTACACCGTGTCGAAGATGTTGATTGCTCCTGCCTCAGGGGTGATCCCGGTGTTGCCTATGGCAGGAGGAGTCAAGATGAAACCTGCCGAGGGTACAGGGGAGAGGTCATTGCTTGACCTCTTGGAGAAGAAGTAAAGTGGAGTTGCACGTATTTATTTACACCAGTAGACTTCACGGGTATTAAGCGAGGGCTTTCGAGTTGGCGGCTGAGCAGAAAACAGTAATGCCCACCAGGGTGGCCACGAAGGCCGTATCAGCGACCCCGGCCTCTGGGGTCGAGAATGGTAACGCCCTGCCGACAGACAGCTTTTCGGTTCTTAACCGGTCGGTTACAGCCCTGCGCCAGCAAGGTAAGGTAGCGGAAGCTCTCCGTGAACTGGTTTCATTCGACGGTACTGCTTCTAGCGCAATTTTCGACTTTGTCGAGGTGGCGCATTCCGGTTACAGAGTGGCAGCTTATGACCCGGCCACCCACCGGTACTCGAAAGAAGCGACCGCGCTTGTCAATTCTTTCATCTCCAGAATCAATAACCTCTACGACTACAGTAAAGGATTTGCCGACAGGCTTTCTCTTGAGACCCTGGTCGAGATGTGCCTTTTGGAGGTGATCACCACTGGGGCGGTCTGTAATGAGCTGGTTCTGGATAAGGCCAGACTGCCGGAGTCCATAGGGGTGTTCTCCTACGACTCCGTGACTTGGAAGGCCAAGAACGGGTACAGATACCCTGTCCAGAATGGATCTTCTGGGGAGATAAACCTGGATTTTCCAACTGTATTCATCACTGAGTCACATCGATTTGCCAGTAAGTCGAAAGCCAGACCGATGATGGAGCCGGCGATAAACAACTCATGGCACTACAATGAGTACATTGAGGATATGCGGAGAACCCTTAAATCCCAGGGGAATAGCCGCTTGAGTGTGACTCTTGACGCTGCCCGGGTATTGGAAACTGCTCCATCTGAGGTGAGGTCGGATCCTGACAAGCTGAACACTTACATGGAAGGGGTGAGAGGGGAAGTCGATCGGGTAGTCAGGGCGTTGTCCCCCCAAGATTCACTGATCATGTACGACACCGCCAAGGCCGAAATGCTTGATGCCAAAGGAGAGAAGTCTGATTACGTCCCCTTGCTGCAAAATCTTTCCGGGTCTCTGGCCACCAGTCTCAAGGCTCACCCATCCATAATCGGCCTTCGGATGGAGGGCTCTCAAAGCCTGTCCAATACCGAGAGTCTGATCTTCCTGAAAGTCGCCAGGGCTATTCAGAAGCCTGTTGAAGTCAACCTTTCAAGAGCCCTGACTCTGGCCACTCGGTTGTATGGAGTTGATGCCTACGTCGAGTTCAGGTTCCAGCCGATCAACCTCAGACCTGACGACGAACTTGAAGCATTCAAGTTAATGAAGCAATCCAGGGTCATGGAATTACTGTCACTGGGCTTCTTGACAGATGATGAAGCTGCTTTAGAGTTTGACGTGTGGTCCAGACCGGCCGGAGCGAAAGATCTTAGCGGCACTATGTTCCAACAGAACAAGGCCGTTAACGCTGAGAAAGCCTCGCCTAACGCTGACCCGCAAGGTAGGGCCCTCCAGCCTGATACCCCCAACAAAGGGGGCGGAGATAGTCAATGAAGGTAATGAGACAAGGTTATTGGCTGGGAACGGTCGATAGCTACATGAAAAGCGAAGCAACCTCGAACGAGAGGGTTGCTCCCGCGACTATCCGCGATATCCAGTCTCTGAAACCGGCAATGTTCAGTGGCGGAGAGGAAGACGAGCGCGAAGGCATTGATGTTGGCTATATGCTCAGCACCATCGGCCCTGTCGGGGTTATCAAGATCAACGGTACCCTGGTAAACGAATATCACCCGACCAACAGGTATTGGGGGGAGGTTTCTTACGACGAGATTGCGGCCGCCGCTGCAGAGATGCGCCAGAACGAGTCAGTAAAGGCGGTTATTCTGGATATTTCCAGCCCAGGCGGGGACGCTAACGGTATAGAGAGAGGTTCAGCAGCCTTAACTGAGCTTGGCCGTGAGAAACCCCTTTACACTTTCACCAGTTCCATGATGTGCTCTGGCGGGTATTGGCTGGGCTGCGTCGGGCAGCAGATATGGGCATCTTCGATGTCCACAGTCGGAAGTATCGGGGTTGTCGCCATCCACCGATCTTTTGAGAAGGCGTTCGAGAAGCAAGGCATAGATGTTACTGTCATGCGACAAGGCAAGTTCAAGATGATCCTCAACCCATTCGAGGACCTGAGCCCGGAAGCCGAGAAGATGATGATGGACCAGATGGCCATCATTTACGGAATGTTCCTTGGCCATGTCAGCGATCACCGAGGCATGTCGGTCCAGGACCTGATGGCCGGAGCCGGCCAGGGGCAGACTTTCCTTGGGGTCCAGGCAGTCAAGGAAGGATTGGTGGACCAGATCGGGGATTTCAACCGTCTGGTCAATCAACTGAGAAGTCGTTATGCTTCTCAAACCACAGCCGGCCCAGCCGGTTTATTCAAAACTCAAGATGATAGAGGAAGTGTTGACATGAAAACTGTGACTCGCGATGGCAAGGTTTTTGCCCTCAATGGCCGAGGCCAAGCTGCAGTAGCGGCGGGTCTCAGCGAAGATGACGCTCTCGTAAATGATGAGTTTCTGGAGGAAGTTAAGCCTGGTGCAAACGAAGACCCAGGTGACGAGACTCCTCCAGGTGGGGAAGAAGGCAACCCAGAGGGGGAGCCTGAAGGTGGTGCTGAGCCTAACGCAAATTCTTCTCAGCCTCCTGCCCAGGCAGCAGACATGGCTGCGGTTTTACAGTTGTCAGAGAAGTTGAGTACAGCTGGCGTAGAGATGGGTAAGCTGCAGGCCGAGAACGCCAGCATGAAAGAGAAACTGGAAACCATTCAGGCAGGCACGTCAGGCTTACGCCGCGTTGCGATGTCTGCTGTCAACCGTATGGAGGTAGCCATGGGCTTCCAGCCATCCAAGGTTGAAGACTTTGATAGTGACTCGACGATCGTATCCAAGTTCAACAAACTTGAGTCCGATTTCAACGGGCGCTTCAAACCGGGTGCTAAAGCTGAGCACTCAAATGGCGGAAATACTGCCCCAGGTACGGCTGGCGGAAGTGAAAACCCGGCGTTTGATGCCCCTGCGCGGAACCTGACCCAACTGTGATCTGACTACGGTCAGGAAATTTAATTTTTTCAAGAGGTGAAAACTCATGGCTACTTTTCGTTTCGAGCCGAAAGTTGACCTGGACCGCGCTGACATCATCGACTGTGCCTTGGGCGCAGCTGCTGGTGAAGCCTGGGGCAGCAACGATATCGGTAAATTAGTTGTGCTTGAAGCTGCTAGTGCTGACGCTAATTACAAGGCAGTAGTGGTTGACGGGGAAATCAACGGATTCATCGTTTCCGTTGAACCTTTTACGGTCAATGATGGCTTCAAATTCGGCTCAGTTCAGCGTAACGGCAGAGTGTGGGTAATTAACGCCGATGCCGGTGCTCTCGCAGTGGGTGACTATGTTTGTGCAGCCGCTCAGACTGTAGCTGTCGGCACTGCCGGAAAAAGTAAGGTTAAGAAAGCGTCGGGAGCCACTCTTGAAGCCCTTAACTTCAAATGGCGTGTTGTCCGTCTCGCTGTAGCAGGCGCGGTTGGCGACGAAGTCCTCATCGAGCGCGTGTAAGGAGATCTGACATGAGTGCCGACCAATCAAAATTCAAAATCCGTGATAAAAGCGGTAACCACACCGAGATCGATTTTCACGTCAGTGAATACGAGCAAGCTGCCAAGCATGGTATGAGCCTGTCTCAGTACCTGAGCCAGAAGTATGCCGGCGTGTCAGACGAGCAGAAGTACGGTCCAGTGATCAGCCAGATGATGCAAGCTGCTGGTATGTTCCTGGGCAATGACCGTCTTTCTGGCCTGCGCTCTCCAACCATGCGTGAAATCATGACTGATGGCATCCAGATCTCCAATCTGATCCGTCCTGACGGCTCTGAGCGGAACACTCCGGCTGGCCGTCTGCTGTTCCCTGAAATCATCATGCGTACCATGGAGTCAAATCTCATGGAAAACTACGATGATTTCATCGGCGGCTGGACTAGCGCCATTGCTATCACTGACACCATCAACGGCGCTAACTTCGATCAGCCCTTGATCAGCACCACTGGGGCAGAAGGAAGCCGTGCTGCCCCTATCGGTCAGTTGTCGCTGCCTAACCAGATGATCGGCATCACCACCAGCAACGTGGCGCGTAAGATCGCCACTCGCTCTATCGGTGTGCAGATTTCTGACGAAGCTGCTGCTTCTACGACCCTGCAGTTGGTCAACGTGATCATGGCTGCCCAGTCTCGCGGTGAGCGTATTGCGATGATTGAGGAAGACATTGATGCCATCCTGAACGGCGACACTGACCGCAGCACTGAGGCGGCTCTGACGGCGGTTACAGCGGAGACTTTGGACTCTTCTCTGAGCGCGAACGGCACCTTGTCTCACTTGGCTTGGATCAAGTACCTGCGCCGCAATTATCGCAAGCGCATGATCGACACCGTTGTGTGTGACTTGGCGGCTGCTTTGGCGATCACTGGTCGTTCTGGCAAGCCCATCTATACCAACGTGTATAACCAACCAACTGACGGCACTGGCGTTGACGCTAACGTGGAAAACCTCAGCATCCGTTCTCCGAAAATCATCATCGTGGACGACGGCGTACTCGCGTCTAACACTGTGCTTGGTTTCGATAGCCGTTACGCTCTGCGTCGCGTTATCAACATCAGTGCGCAATACAGCGCGATTGAAGAGTTCGTCATGCGTCGCGGCACGGGCTTCCGTGTAGACTATGGTGAAATCACTCATCGTTTGTGGGATGATGCTTTTGAAGTTCTGTCCTTAACTGCTTCTTAATTGAGCAGATAAAAACTCAGGGGGCTCCGGCCCCTTGAGCCTATAAATAACCCGGAGAAATTCCATGCAAAACGAAGACCAGAACCAAGAAGTCCAAGACAACCAGAACCAAGAAGTCCAAGACAACCAGGAACAGCAAGCTCCTGAGACGACTCAAGCTGCCCCGCAGGAAGAAGTTCGCGCTCGCGGCAACCGCAAGGTAAAGGAGAAGGAGAAGGGGGATTCCCTCACTCCGAAAGAAGCCCGCAAGTATGTGACCACCAGTAAGGTCAAGAGCCGTGGCCGCTTGCGCCACCCTATTACCCAGGTGGTCTATTCCCAGAACTCTCCTAAACTTGGGGAAGGCGGCCCGTTCTCTTGGATCGAAGCCCAAGTCCAGGCTGGCTTGATGGAAGAGTACAAGTAAGATGACTGCTGCAATCACCGCGTTCACTGATACCGACAAGGTCAGGGCTGCCCTTGGCGTTGACTCTGTCGATGTCAGTGACGAGGTGTTGCTTGATATGCAGCTGGATCTGGAACTGACCATGGACCTTGCGTCCTGGGCTGCCGGCTACGAGGGGTTTGAAGGAAACTCCCTGTCAATGTTGCGACTCTACGCCGCAGCTTTCTGTGCCCTCTCCGCCATCGACGGCAGGGAGTTGCTCTACCCTTTGCTGTTCAAGGACGGCAAGGCTGAGACCAGGAGGTTCGAGCTCGACCTCCAGAAGATAAAGGATAGCTTGAGATCCCGGGTTTCAAAGTGGAGGGCCGCCCTCGAAGCGGAAGAAGGCTTGGCGGTAACTGAGCCTGCAGCGGCCACCTATATTTTTGGATCTGCAACCCCTGACTTCGACCCTGTGACCGGGGAATAATCATGCACCTCGGTCGGGCGATAGAAAAATTCGCCAAGAATGAGATCCTTGGCTGGAACCCTCAGAGAAAGGCATTCGAGCTGACCGGAGTAAAAGGGAGCATGCAAGTGTACGACCGGTTTATTTCTGACCGGACGTTTGGCACCAAGAAGCGCCTGATATTAACCCCGAGGCGGGATTACATTCCTTCCTTCTACGAATACGTGCGGATGGGGGACAGCCTGGCCAGGTTCATGGTTGATGCCCTCAACGAAGATGTTTTTGATAATTCCCCCTACGCTAATACTTACCTTGTCCGAGAAGCCCGTTACTACGTCCAGATTGGCCGCCTACAAGGTACCGGCAGGGCTTCAGGGTCGGGGGGTAAAACTACTTTTGTGGCCGACTACAATGTCTTTGGCGATTACGAGCGGTACACTGCGAACAATTCCAAGGGGTTCGACACCGTCGATTACACGGTTTCTGATGTGTTCCTGCCCCTGTCCACCCCGGTAACCAGTGCCGATCTTCTGCTGATTGACGGCAAGCTCCATGAGGTCACCGAGGTTTCCCGGGTGAGTAACCTGCTATGGATCCGCGCACAGAAGATTGGCGGGGACGATCTGGTGGCGACCGCCCTGAGCAACCTCTACCACTGCGACCTCACCGCCAGGTGGGGGCAGTATGAAGTGACCCTATCACAGAGCGGGGAGTCTTTCTCCGCTGATATCACCCACCCCTGCCATACCGTGATGGCCCAGGTAACCCCGGCCACCCCCATGGGCACATTCACCGCCACGGCGTCATTCGGTTATGGCAGTGACTGGGGCCTGCATTACGGCACCGAGGAGGGGGAAGCTATCCTCGCCCTTTATGACCAGTTCAAGAATCTCTTAGCCTACAGCGACACCGGCGAGCTGAGCTGGGCCGGGGAGCCGAAGGCAGGGTTCATCCTGGCCGTGACCGCCCCTAACTACCAGGTAACCGGAACGGCTACCGTAACGATAGGAATGTCTTGATGTCGGCCATTATGTTTGAGCTTGCCCTGAAGTCCACGCTGGACTATTACTGTAACCGGATCGCGGATTCAATGAGAACTTCCGGAGACCCAGAGCTGGCCAGCCTTGCGGCAAGCGGCCTGGACGATCTGGTGGAGATCGACAAAACAGTCAAGAGCCGCGACCCGGCCCTGCTGTGGGAGCTGCACAGCTTTGCCGAGGAGCCTCGCGACCCTCTTTACGTCGCCCAGTTCTCGGTAGGGGCGAAGACTACCCTTGATGACGCCAACTACCTGCAGGCCAAGCTGATCTCAATGCTGGCCGAGCACTTCAAGATGGACGCCACCCTTTCGATAAAGGATTATTCAGTCGATGTGGATGAGCTGCAGGCCCAGCAGGAAAAAGGCCTCCTGTACATCAACGAAGTGTCCAGCACCCCGGCCAGGTTCGACAACCAGTCTGGCCTGAAGCTCATCACCGTAGGGGCGCGGCTGCAGAGGTATGTCTGATGGCCCGCAAGGACGCCCACATAAATATCGACTCTATCCTGCAGAAAATTGCCGACTCCAAGTCCGCTGATGGGATTTTCCAGGAGGCGGTATACCTGAAGACCAGAACCCAGATAGCCGCCAAGTATGAAAGGTTCTACCAGTCCCTGGTGGATCAGGTTATGTCTCACTTGAGGTCAGGCTTTGGCGGGGCTTCTGTAGGGGGCCTGGTTTCAATCGCGGTTCTTGACGCTGACGGGAAGGCTGCCGGGAGTATCAGCTCTGACTGGGACCCGTTGATGCCAAGCTACCTGGCGACCAAGACCCGTATCAACAAAAAGTACGGAACCGCTAACAAGTTCTGGGTCTTCCGCAGAAACCTGCAGGCCTCAGCGGCCAACTCTGCCAGGATGCGGAATGTCAGTGTAGACGTGACCGGGCACAAGGCCAAAAGGAGCGGGGTACTTGTGCGTGGGAAAAACAGGCTTACAATCAGATACAGCACTGGACTAAAGTTCAGTACACTACCCCCTCCTTTGAACGAACTGGTCCGTAAACCATTCGTGAACGGGAATACCCAAGGGGTCGAGGTATGGACAGAGGCCGAAGGTCTCACCGGTAAGAAAGGGCTTAAAGTCCTGGCTTTCGTTGTGGGGAGGCGTCCGTTTATCGTCGAACTCAGTGGTGCTGTAGGTAGACTGGCAAGGCTTCGCCTTGGAATCACCACTTGACGAATTGAGGGCTTTTTATGGCTGCTTTAGGATCTGCAAAGACCAATCGATTCATGATTGGCACTGCTGAGCTTCGCGTAGGTGCTATGAGCGCCGCCGCGAAGCTCACGCAGGCACACTCGGTCGGCCTGATCGATAACGCCTCAGTTAACTATTCTCGTGAGACTGCCCAGTTGATGGGCGGCTTCCCGAAGAAGCTGGTTGACGAGACGCCGACGGCTGAAAATACAACCATTACCGCAACCCTGCGGGAATTCTCCCGCCGCAACCTGGGGATCATGTTAGGTCAGGGCATCCTGACTGACGCATCGGATGTCAATACCACAGCTTCCGGTGTCATGACTGGCTCAGCCGCTGCCCCTGTACTCCCTACCACCACCACCACTGGCTTTACCGCTGGCGACACTTGTGTTGCCTACGTGGTTGGTCAGCCTGAGCTGGTAGCAGTTGGCGTGATCGGTACCGTTACCGCCTCTACTTCCATCGCTCTAGGGGAAATGGATCCCACTCTGTTCACGGATATCAACACTGCAGTGACCGCAGGGGGGACCTTGAAGCTGTTCAAGGCGGCTGTGATCAGTGTGGGCAATCTGTCCCAGACGGAGTACATGGCGGTTTCTCTGGTACAGAAGGATCTGAAAACTGGTCGTCCGATTGTGTTCAATTTCTGGAAATGTTCTGTACAGGGCGGTCTGGACTACGGCACAAACGCTGATGACTACGCCAGCACGGAGTTGACACTCAATGTTCTAGAGCCGGCAGCGTCAGAATACGCAGTGTCTCAACCTCTGTACCACCTGGCTGCAATCATCCCTACTTGCCCTATGTGGCAGTTGGTGAGAGCTCAGGACGCTGCTACCTGATAAAATCAGATGGCGGAGTCGAACTGGAAAAGGCCGGCGACCCCGGCCTTTTCTTTTTCGCTGGAGGTCTGAATGGCAACAGTTTTTCTTGAGGAGCGTCGGAGGTTGGAGTGCGGGGCTATCCCTGTCACCTTGATGCTGATTGAAGTGCTGGGGGAGATGCAGCAGGCAATCACTGAGGAAGATGCTGACGTTCATGCCACGATTCAGGCAGCTGTGGTATCGGCCGGGTTGATTGAAGAAGATGAAATGCTCACACCGGAGCAAATTATCGATCTGGTATTGCGGATGCAGCCGAAACAGAAGGCTGAAGCCCCCGTCGAGGGCAACCCCCAGTTCGGTAGGCGCAAGAAAAGAGTTTTCGGTTCTGATTTCTTGTCAAAATTCGATAGCTGGAGCCTTGAAGATAAATGCCTCTACGCCGCTAACTTTGACTACGTTTATGCACGACAGCTCTACTGTGAATTCGATAAGTCAGTAGTGGAAAGGATTTTAGGGGTAAAACTGGGGCTTGACGCCGCAATAAATATGACTAGGTTTGAAGCAGTAGTCTTCGGTATGGGTGGGTCCATGGGCAGCTCCAGAGAACATAGTAAAGACCTCGGTGAGATTACCGATTTCGCCCCTGACCGAAGTTCAGAAGACTTCTTTGATTCAGCACAGGCTTTCCATCAGATGCAGCACAACTTTCGTGGAGGTAGCAGGTAATGGCTAACAATAGTGGGAAAGGTGGGAAGCCTGATGTAATCATTAACGCTGAGGTGCGGATTGATAAGGCTGCCCTAGAAAAGGAAGTTGGCAAGGCGGTCGCCGGGGTTGGTACTGAGCTCAGCAAAAAGAAGGGCCGCTACGGGTTTGGGGAGCAGTTCGCCAAGTCGCTGTTTGGCCCTGAGGCTCGGAACGCCATTAACAAGGAAGCCGAGGAAGTTTACAAAACTATCGGTAAAGTTAAATCAAACATAAACTCGCTGCAGAAGGAAGGAAAATTCGAGAAAGGCGGTAACCTTTTCCTTGACCACTACAAGCAGGTCACCAAAGGAACTACCTCTGACCTAGAGAAGCTGAAGGCCATTGAGCGCCACCTCACCCAGAGGGCGAAAGGGTTACAGACACTGCTGCAGAAAAATACTCAGCTTGCTTCTGTGTTTTCTGGGCAGAATATAAAAGGTCGCGCTCCAAAGACTGCTCTCGACATCGCGGCCGCGCTGCCTGATGAAAAGCGTTTGCAGATGTCTGCTCGCCGCATCAAGCAGATGGACGCGCAACTGCGCGACATGAAGGATTACATCTCTGACCTCAAGGCTTTGAGGAAAGCAGCCAAGGAGGCCGGGGACGTTTCAGGTGCGACAGGAATTGGTTCGTTGCTTGGCCCTCTGGAGCGCCAGTACGGTAAGTACGCCAAAGCCGCTGACTTTGGAGCGGCTCAGGCTCGTGTCGATAAAGGGAACCAGGTAGTTGCCAAAGGTTTGCAACAAAGAGAGAAGCTAATAAGAGATTTCCAATACCGAGAGATCCAAGCAGCAAGGAAAGCTCGTAAAGAGCAAGAAAAGCTCGGCGCAGAGATGGCTAAAGACACTGAAGCCGAAATTAAAAAGCAGTTGGATGGGTTAGCTTGGGCTGAAGGGGAAAAGAGAAAATTCCAATATCGGGATATTCAAGCAGCAAGGAAACAAGATGCGGAAAGGGCTAAGCTAATAGGGAACCAACGCACCGAACGCGACGTTGTTCGCCGGAAGACTGAGTACGGCCGGGGGGTGATTGACAGAGCTGGAGGGCTGGACAATCTAAACGCGAGGGGGTTGGATTTCGACCAAGTCCAGGCGGCAAGGAAGGCGGCAACTTCCTTGCAAGGTTACTACTCAAAGAGAGCTTCAGATATCGGTCTAGGGAATATGGGGTATGACCGTGCCGCCGCCCAAGCCCAGAAATATGGTGAAGCTGTTCGCAGGTTGACTGAAGAACACGCAAGGCTGGGTGGGCCTCTTGGAACTGTTGGGTCTTTGCTGCGGAACTTTCTGCGGTATGCGGTTGGCTACCAAGTTCTTTATTCCGTAATAAACGCAGTGACGGCCTTGACTAAAGGAGTCATAGATCTTAACGACGCCTTAGCTAACATACAGGCTATAACCGCTGGTACAGACTCTGAGATGAACCGCTTAGCTTCTACGATTAACAACGTAGCGGTCTCAACAAAATTTTCTACCAATGAAATAGCCGAAGCGGCAAAGATATTAAGCCAAGCTGGCTACTCGCCAGGGGAGATGCCGGCAGCTTTGAGAGCAGTGGCTGACTTCGCTGCTGCTACTAACACTCAACTATCGGTTGCGGCTGACACCCTGACAACCATGAAAGAAGTTTTCACTGATCTCAGTGAAACCGAGATAGCTAATCAGTTAACTAAAGCTGTTAACATTTCAAAATTATCGGGAGAGGATCTGCAGACGATACTGTCTCTCGGAGCGCAGGTTGCGAAGGGATACAACCTAACCTCTGAGCAATACCTTGCTGCCGTAACTGTCCTGAAAGACGCTGGTATAAAGGCTTCTACTGTAGCTACTGGCCTACGTCAAGCCATGCTGGAAGTTTTTAACCCTGATGATAAGTTTGCTGAAGCTCTTCAAGAACAGTATTCAAGAATTGGAGAGAGCATATCAGCAGAGGAAGTAAAAGCTAAATTCGCTAATATGGCTTACGCCGCTCAACCTTTGGTAGAAGTTATGACCGAGTTAGAGAGGTTAGGGTTTGGCACGGCCGAAGGGCATGGCCTTAACCGCGCGGTCGATAACAGAGCTTTGAATGTGCTTCAAGCACTTATAGGGAAAACTGACGAACTGACTGCAGCCCAGCAACGGTTACTGTTCGGCATGGCGGCGTCCGAGGGCTCAGCCACTGCTATGGAGTCGTTGAAAGCTCAGTGGGATAATTTAGGCTCAGCTATAGGCACGGTTTCTTACGAGTTTGCACATGGTTTTGTAGAGAATTTAGCTCAAGGGGTTGGTAAATTTGCGGAGTTAATAGAGAAGGCCAGGGAATTTAACAATCTCCTAGAAAGTAGGAGCGGCAGGTTACAGACGTGGCTAGATACCAAGTTTGGGACGGGGTTTGGGGGGTTTTTAGGGCGGTCCAACCCCTTTGGTTGGGTCAGCTCTAAAGAAGGGGCGGAGTCTGCACGTAGTTACGCAGATCAGCAAGCTGAGAAGTATCGCAAGATTAGGGAAAAAGCTGAGATTTACAGCCCTGTCAATACAGGGGAGAGGAGTATAGGTGCACAAATAGAGGGGCAAGAGGCAGGGGTAACTAAACTAGCTTCTCTGACTAGAGGTAATTTTAAGCCAGAGACTGACGAAGAAATCGCTCAGATATTCTCAGCTATGCGGGAGGGTAACATCGAGGCCCTTAAAGAACTTTCTTTGGACTCATCGAAGATAACTAAAGAATGGGTTGAAGAGGCTAAGAAAATACTAAACTCCCTCTACGGAGGCGCTGAAGCTAACACAAAGAATACTATAGATTTGTTAAAATCTTTGAGTGAAGCTGTAACAAAAGGGGATGAAGACGCTAAGAAAGTATTGGAAGCTATTGCAGCTTCTGGGATAGACCTAGATGGCTTAATGTCTGGAACTTTAGACCCATTTGCCAACATAGAGGATTACAAGAAGCTTGTAAAATTAAACCACGACATCTTAATCGGTCTTCCTAAAGCGGCTGAAGCTAAATTCCTCGCCCTTGAGTCTGATAAATTCGCGATTGAGTCTGAGATAAAAAATGAATTAACCAAAGATGATAGTGGGACGGGCCTCAGGGCTTTAATGTTAGGGTATCAGGCCAGTATCTCTGACCTAGGGGCGGAGGCGGCCAAGGAAAAACTTAACAATCTTCTCGGAGTTTTTAACTCTGTCCTTAATGACCTACCTGCTGACCAGAAGGCCAGGGTTTTTGCTATAGGTCAGAACTACCTTGACTCAATGCAGGCGTTCGTAGATAGAAAGGCGGCCCAGGAGTTAAAGGATAAGGAAAATGCCTCCCTCCCTCCCCCAAAGATAGAGCCAGAAGCAAAAAGGACTGAATTCGTTCCTTCGGTGGCTACAGCTTCCAGGGTGGCTGAACTAGATTTTGAGATCGATAAAGTTAAGAAATTCGGAGGGACTGTTGGAACCCTAACCAACTTGGTCACGGAAAAGAACAGACTTCTGCAAGCTGAGCAGCAGAGGGAAATAGCTCACATGCAAGAGAATCAGAAAATCAACGACAAGAATAAAACTGCTCAGGAGGACGCTGCAGACTTGGCCGAGGCCGAGATAAAGCTGCAGAAAATTGAACTGCAGGCCAAGGAGGATTACCTCGACGCCCTCATGAAGGGCAGCTACAAGGAGCTGCAGGCTTTCAACGCACAGCGCGACGCCATCATGGCGAAGGGCGGGGATTTCTCTGGGGTAGGTGACCTGAATGCTGCCTATGCTACCAAGCAGGCCCAGGTGAAAGGCAACATCAGGAATTACATGAAGGGCATGGGGTACTCTGACGAGGAGATCCAGGCCACCCTTGATTCAGACTCGAAGCTGAATGCCGGTATTTTCACTGACAAGCAGCTCGACAATATCCGTAAAGAAACCGCGTCCAGGATCAAGTATGCGGAGACGTTGGTGCCAGACGGCCCAACCACCGGAGATGCCTACACGGATGCTCTGGCGAGGTCCGGGGCGGGGTTCACTAGGGCGGAGCAGCTCAAGTTCGCCCAAGCTAGTTTAGCGGGCCGGGCTGGGCAGAAGGGGGTCTACCAAAGTCTGATAACCAGGGCCGAGAACCTTAAGGTCAACAATTCAGATGAGGCTATGGTCCAGAATCTCAATGACGAGATAGCTCAGTACCAAGACGCCATCAAAGGGATAGATGAGGAGGTGCAGAACCTCCAGTTCACCGTCTCGGAGTTTGGTGCTACTGCTGGGAAAGAGCTGGACTCGGTATTCAATGCCGAAGGGATCCGCCACTACACTACCGCCCTTGAGGAGAGTGGCAACATCCTCAAGGACTGGGGGGACAATATCCGAGGGAGCCTGCTTAAAGCGTGGGAGGATGTCGGAGACGCTATAGCTGATGCTGTCTTGGAGGGTAAGAGCTTCAAGGACTCCATGAAGGATATTGTAAAGTCCTTAGCAGGTGATCTGTTCAGGATGACCACCAAGAACTTTATGAACAACATGATGTTGGGAGTCTTGGGGGCGGCTGGCGGTAAGAAAGGTCAAACGGCTGAAGGGAATAACTCGTCTTTAGCCAGCGCGGCGTTCTCCATAATTGGCTCTCTCTTCGGCGGAGGGGGAGGGGTAAGCGCTCCCGCAACTTCCGGGGGGCTAAACCTCAACTATGGTGGCATAAACTTTGGAGGATACGCCAAAGGGTACGTCGGCAGTTCAGGAGTGATTAGAGGTCCAGGTTCAGGTACCAGTGACTCTATCCCGGGGTTCATGCACTCCGCGAACGGAATTTCCCCAATAGCCGTCTCATCAGGGGAGTCAATCCTCACCGCCAAAGCAACGCGGCTCCTTGGGGAGGGCACAATAAGGGCCTTGAACTCAGGGATGTCAAGGAAGTTCTCGGCTGGGGGCTTAGTGGATGAAATAGCGAAGTCCTCTGCGGCAGCTAAATTGCCGTCAATCAGCCCATCAGTTACAGTGACATCCAGCCCTCAGCCGTTCACAATAGTGAACAGTATTGACAGCCCTTCAGTGGTGCAGCAGGGGCTGAAGGGCTCTGTTAGAGAATTGATTAACGTAGTCAGTGCCAATAAAACGGCGTTTAAGCAGGTGTTGGGATAATGGCTTACTTAACTGGGGTAATAGGCTCTGGGACATCTTCTGAGATGTTCCCTAACTTTGGCGGGGAGACTGGTACTGGTGCCACTTCTGAGAGTGCTTACGCTAAACTTCTGTCGAAGTTCAAGGCGTTCGTGGCCGGTGAAGTTTCCGAGGCATCCTCCGGGGCCAACGTGGGCAACGGGGCGGTCATGCACGCCGAGCCGACCAAAGACTGTACTACGAGGTCTTGGACCTTAACATTCTCTTCTGCGACAAACTTCAGCATTACAGCTACAGGGGAGGCCACTGTTAGTGGGGTTCTTGCTGGGGTAGCCCCCAATAGGAAATTGGCGGTGAGTGCAGCGCGCTTTACCTTATCTGTTTATGAAGGAACCATCCCGTTTACCAGCGGGGACACCTTCACGTTTACCTCGACAGCTCACGGATTGAACGCCGGGGAAGGTTGGGACGTATTGGCGGATACAGCCAAAGGAACTGCCCCGCCTGATTATTACTCCGACCTCTACACTTCGACCCTCTCGGGGGCTCCTACGGGCAGGGGGGCAGTAGCGTCAGTTCGTTATTATTCTCAAGCTGTGATAAATACGAGCTACTTTATCACTTTCTCTTCAGCCACCGCTTTCGATGTCAGGGCTGTGGCTGCCCCAAGTGTGGTTCTCGGTTCAGGGGTGGTTGGCACCCTCGCGGTGATCCCTAGGTTGATGGACATACTGGTAACCCAAGGAGGGACTAGCTTCACGCCTACCACCTACACTGGCCCCACCCCAACTGGAGGGAACTTCTTTACCCTAGCCCCCAAACTGAGCTCTGCTGGGAACCCGTCGAATCTCACTAGGGTGATAGTATTCCGGCATCGAGGGTTCGACGGCTCTTACAACATCTACGAAACAATCGCGCAACGAGTAGGGAACAACAACAACCGATACTTTTTGGAAGGTTACGCCCACTCTTACTTCGACCCTGCTGTAGCTATGCTCAGTCAGCAGAGCATCTCTCCGGCGTGGAGGATGAAGCTCAAGAACCCAGAAAACGCAGAGAGTGTCCCGTACTACATCGTCGCTGACGCAATGGCGGCCACCATCCTAACACTCCCTAGCTCCACCGACCCGCAGGGCTGCCATTTCGGGATGTATGAGGCTCACGGGGCCCCTAGTGAATGCCGATTCCCCGTCGTGGTCATGGGGTGTGTCTTCTCAGACAGCACTAACCTTGACTTAGATTCCGCCGCAGGGGGGGCTTCCGGCCCTCCTATGTTGGGGTCCTCTTGGGAAAAGTTAGCGGCCTTATTCCAACCAGGAGGAGGTTCTGGGTCGGTTTGGCTGGGCAACCGAACTGACGGCTCTGCGGCAGTCGGGGTCAGCGCCGGAGGGGCCAGCAATTCAGCCCTAGAAGCTTTCTACTTCATGCCTTGGGCAGCGGTAGGGTTGGGGTCAGTGGGGTCGTTCAGAATACACTCAGGGGTTTATGGAGAGCCGGGGAGCAAGAAGGCGGTATTTCCTACTTTCATGGTGGTGTCAACTTCAAGTGTTAATGGGGTGGCAGGGGAGCTGCACGGGCTATTCTATATAGACTCCGGGGCTACCCCAGTCAATACAGTAGCTCTAGGGGACACAATCACCATAGACTCTAAAGTCTACGTTGTCTGGAAATTATCTAACAAAACCACTGTGACCAATTCGGTCGCGGTCTTGCTGGGGTAACCTCATGGCTTGGGCTCATCAATATGAAGCTTCTCTGAATGGAGTCAGTGACGGAACCAACGGGCTGATGGACAAGTTGTATGACTGGCTAACTGGAGTGACCCCAGGGTTTCCTGGCTCTCTGTTCACTGGGGTGGTCAAAAACGGGAGGATTTCCAACCCGGGCGGGGCTGGTAACGTCACTCTCTCCAACTTGAATAGAATAGGCACCACCTACCACTACAATGACTTGGCGTTCTACGCTGTGCAGAGAAGTGGGGTCACCTACTGGTTCATGTGTGATGTTGGCAGGTCTCCAGTCGCCGGAGGGACTCGCGGCTTTATGAACACCGGGATATTCGCTGCCATCATTGACGACGCATCGTCAGTGGGAACTTCAGGGTCCAGCACGGCTCGGTGCGACAGCTTTAAGGCATTTTATAACCAATCTACTTTTGGTGATGTGGCCAACGGCTCCCTGAACACTTGCCTCCATCAGATATTCCCTACTTACGGGTCGGTGGAGGCCGATTTCTTCTCAGACGGGACTCGTATCCACGTCGTTATGAGAAGGTCAGTCAACAGCCACGCCTCTTACAATCACTTCTCCTTCGGGGTGATTGACAAAGCTAGTACCACCTGGTCAGGGGGGGAGTACATCAGCGGCGGGTGTGTGACCGATCTCAGCTCAGACGTATCTAGGATTGGGTTCTCAGACCCATACTGCTTAAACACTAATAGATTGTGCCTGAGTGGGGGTCCAACTCAGGTATATAACTCAGGCACGACCGGAGGGGCTAGATTCGCCAATTCCGTCATTAGAGTAGCTGGGGTGAAGGATTCTGCCAACGTCACGCAGAACCACTGTCAGATGAGTCATAAGCTAGGAGCAGTGGCTAAAATATCCTCGTCAAACGCCGCTGCACTAGCAGCCATAACGAGCGGGGGTTCAGTAGGGTGGGGGATGACGTTAGGGAGTTCTTCCACAAGTCCCTACAGTAGTAACCGTCGGGGGGCTATAAAGGAGAGCCCTAACAGTTGGAACGGCAGGGCGGCTGGGCTTGGGGTAGACATCTTTTACTTGGACCTCTACAACACCCCCAACAACGCCCAACTCCTAGGCAGCGTCCCTGGGCTTAGGTACTTGAATATCACAGGGCTAACAGATCGGCAGGTTATAAACAACGAGTGGATGGTGTTCCCTGTCTGGAACCGCGTGGCCCCCACGGCCTCGTGGGATGAGAACATCCACGCCGATTCCGGCTACCTTGGGATAGCGTATAAACTGCCATGACGAATTATTCTGGAGTCCTGTTATCTAGGAAGTCCGAGTATGGGTACGGGCTGGCGTACGGAACTTCCTACGGAGTGGTCTCTGATGGATTAGGGGGGTGGTGGATGGTGTCGAACCCCACTCCTCCCTTGACAGAGATGACAGGTCAGTACCCTAAAGGGTACTATTTCGAGAAGGTCGGGTATGACGGTAACGGGGCAGTTATCAGTGTCGTAGATTCAGGCGGCCTGGCTTTCTCTGGCAACCCCAACGCCTTAGTTTCAGACACATATACTAGGACTCCATTCGAGGCTAGTCTACCGCTACTCAACCCCGGGTTGGCAGGGTACTTAGGAGAATCCGTCCAGCGGTACTTCCTGTACGACCAGATTCATATCTTCCCCTCCTCCTTCTCCTTGGGGGCAGTCGCTGTGGATAAGGAAGTCACGGCGCAGATCTGGAGCGCTTTTTTCGAGACTAAGGTAGCTACTTCCATTTCCATGCTGAATGCTTCAGGGGTCACAGAAGATATTGGTGATGAACTTCCTTACACTTTCCTGAAGCTAGAGCAAAGGGAATGGAAGTTTAACATTGACGCGGAAAGCGGGGCGGCGGTCATCGCGGCGAAAGTATCTATTCTGATTGACGGGGAGTCATACCTAGTCGAGATCTCTGGGGTTCGGGCGCAGTCTTGGGTGTTCCCTCATAACTGGAAGGACCCAGTCAGAGAGACCCTGGAGTGGAAGACAGCTTTCAATACTACCTACGACGGAACGGAGTCAAGAGCGGCTCTCATCTCCAACGCCAGGAGAAGTCTGAGCTACAGTATGTACCTCAACACCCATGATGCTAAGAGACTGGAGAATACCTCATTTGGCTGGCAGAATCGGGTATTGGTATTCCCTCTGTTCCAATACTTCTCTCAGCTAACCCAACCTGCTGCGTCCGGAGCGTCTGTAATCTATCTGGACACGGCGGATAAGGGGTTCACTGTCGACGGGTACGCGATGCTTTACAACGAAACCACTGGCATGGCAGAGACGTTAAGTATCGCGGAAGTGACCCCAACCTACCTGTCACTTGTCACCCCAGTAGCGAACTCATGGTCCACCCATGCAACTGTGTTTGTTGCTACTTCAGGGTACATCCAAGGCAACCTAGCTATTAACTGGGGAACCAATAACTTCGCCGAAGGGGGGATTAAGCTCCGAGTCCTCCCTGCGGAGGAGGATTCATTCACTCCAGACGTAGCCGCCACTTCACTTTACCGAGGTGAGGAAGTTCTAACTCGAGAGCCGGATTGGGCGAGAGGACTGGACTGGGATATGACCTATGAGGCCGGGGTAATTGATGGCGGAACCGGCGTGGTGTTCAATTACACTACATGGAAGCGCCCTAAACGGGAGATGAACCACTCTTGGGTCTTGAAAGGGCTAACTGATATACGGCAATTCAGGGAATTTTTGTTCCGTAGAAGGGGGATGGCGGTCAGCTTTTGGATGCCATCTTGGAGAAACGACTTCAGGTCTATCACCAGAAACTATGACCTCGGGGGGACTCAGTTTGAGTTCTACGACGACAACTACATCTTAATGTCAGCAGGCAAAGTTGAGCGCCAGCACATCCAAATAGAGTTGAATAACGGAGTGGTTCTCAGGGCTAAGATATCTGCCTACACGGAGTCCTCCCCTGGGGTGGCGTCTATAACATTAAACGCTGGATTTCCAGTCGGGTTTGCCAGCTCAGATATACGGCGGGCATCTTGGCTGAGCAGATTCAGGCTAGATACTGATGTGGTCGAGCTCGAGTGGGTTCACGCCCGGCTAGCGAAAGTGACTTTACCGTTGGCCACCGCCCCGGACTTCCCATCACAGGATGCGGCCTGATGTCCCTATACGAAGACAGAGAAGCCAGTTTCGGCGACTCCCAGCCAGTCGAGATTTTCCGATTCAGTTTCGGCGATGAAGTGTACACTTATTCAGGGTTTGACCAGGATGTCGTATTCCGTGGGGAAACCTATCAGATGGCCTCCATCAGCCGAGGGGACATCGAGGGTACCTCTAACCCGGAGAAAGGTAACCTAGAACTCCAAATGGCACTTCCAAATTCCTTGGTACAGCAAGTTCTGACGGTACCACCGTCTATGCCTGTTAACCTCTCGATCTTCAGGGCGCAGCGGGGTGATTTGAGTGATTTTAGGCAGGTTTGGGTTGGTAGGGTTAGAGCTCATGAAGTGACCGGGCAGGTTGTGTCCCTACACGGGATCAGCCTCTTGCATAATGAGTATAGGTTGGGCAATCCGATAAGATACCAGAAGGCTTGCCCCTACGCCCTGTACGACCCATTCAACTGCAAGGTCGATCCTGAAACCAAAAAGGTTGTATGTAACCCCACCATCACCTCGTCTAATAAATTGCAATCCCCTGACTTGGTGTGGTCTACGGCAGGGCTCCCAATCGGCTTAAAAGAGGGTTGGTTCATCGGGGGGTACATTATTTATGATGACACCGTTTCCAACGTAGTGGGAAAGCGGGCGATAATAGATTATGACCACACTACTGGGCTGATCACCGTGTTTCCGGCGATCAGAGGGTTTGTCTCTGGGGCGCAGGTTAGCTTCTTCGCCGGTTGCAGGCATGACTCGTATGATTGTCATATTAAGTTCAACAACAAAGTCAACTACGGAGGGGACCCCATCCTCCCTGTAATTGACCCATACGACCCTACCGTGGATGAATTTTAAGAGGAGTCTCCTATGCCTTGGCCAGCTTTAGTAGTCCAACTGTTAATCGCAGCAGGGTCCGCTGCAGTTTCCTACGCTATGGCACCTAAGCCAGATGACACTACTGTTTCCAATAAAGTCGGGAGGCCAGTCGCCAAAGATGGGATGATAGTCCCCGCCCTGTTTGGCCCGGCGCTTATCAAAGACGTTAACGTCCTAGGATTCGGAGATGTTAGTAGGCACGCTATCATTGCTAACGGAGGGAAATAACATGAGTACAGGGGATGGTGATTTCCTAGTCACTCTTGAAGATTACCGCGCAGTGAGGAAAGGCAGGAGTGGGGAGTATTGCCTCCCAGGATTGAAGAGGTGGGCTGAGCGCAATGGGAAGTCCTACAGAAAGATCCTCCGAGAAGGGTTATTGTTATCTGAGCTGAGAGAAATTAAAGACCCATACTTGGCGAAAGTGATAGAGTGCGCCGAGATACGCAGAGCCAGAGAAACTGAGGTGAAGTAATGGGGCTATTTGATAGTTCTGGCGGGAGTGGCCTTGCCGGGAAAGTCATAAAATTTGATCTCGGTAACGAGCTAGTAACCGCTCTGCTGAAAGCTTTAGGGCTGGATGATAGCTCTGTTGGAGGGGCATTCGATAAATCCTACGTCTCTGGTTACGAATACTACGCTGGCCTCCACATAGGGGTCTGTCATGGCCCTGTGGACAAAGTCCTCGAGGTTACTTTCAGAGGTAAAACTGGATGGAAAGGTGTAGCCGCTCCGGGCCTCTTAGTCTCCAGTGCGCCCGGGTACGCCCACAATATCCCAACTGACCAAGAGCATCCCACCAGCGGTGGGGATGACATAACCATCCCGGATGTAATAGTCGTCAATAAGGCTAATTTGTTTGGCGGGGAGCACGAGGAAGGCGGAGTTCTTGGCATCATAGATGTTTTGCACGGCACTCAGACTCAAGGGATAAATACTTACTTGGACACTAAGCTTCGTCCAGCCACCGCGCCCCCGGGGGAGCGGCAAGCTTACACCCCGGGCTACCGTGGGATACTCTCGATGGTATTCCACTCAAACATCACATCCTATAAAGACTATGTGTCGAAGGACTGGATAAGGTTTTTTAGCCCCTCTATATTCCTTAACCGGCAAGCAAAGTTATCTGAGCCCGCTACTCACCACACGGGGTTTTACTGGGGGGCGATGAATCCGACCCTCAAAGAAGTGGGGGTGAGGGCGTTCAGGGCGCTGCAAGGCTGGAACAGCCCAGGTGGGTGCTGGTACCCAGAGAAGGCAGTGGTTATCCGAGATGGGTTAGAGTTTATGAACGTCGCCCATGTCGTTGTCCAATGTATGTTGGACCTACGGTTTGGGATGAAAGTGTCTCCCACCCAGATAGGTGAGTCATTCAGAAAGTGTGCAGATCAACTTCACCACACCCCCTATGTTGACCAGTACGGTAACACTAAAAATGGTGAGGCGGTCGGAGTAGGGATAGTATGGTGGGGGGAGGAAAGTGTTCGTGAGTTCATCAGTAAGATGATGGCCTATGTGGACGGAAACGTCTATCTGGACCCGCTCACGGGTCTGTTCGAGATGAACTTAATCCGGCAAGTCCCTGACGATCAGGTAGAGAACCTCCCTATGTTGGGGCCGTCTCAGATCATAGATTTCGGTACTTTCTCCCGCCCGATAGGGGAGGAAGCTGTCAATAGCATTACAGTAATGTACACCAGCTATGAAGACGAGAAGACGGAGGCGGTGACAAGGAGCAACACCGCCATGACCTCTATCTACGGGTCGACCATCTCTGACACCCTGCAGTTCCCCGGGGTGAAGTCCAGAACACTGGCGGCTGAATTGTGTGAGAGAGCAGTGAGAACTCGATGCTCTCTTGCTGGAAGATACCAAGGAATGCGGATCTCGAGACTGGCTCCCACCCCTGGAGGGAGTGGTAAAGCAGCTTTCACTTTCGTAGAAGGCTCTCCTTTCAGGTTGAATTACCCTGAGCACGGAATCAATGGCCAAGTGTTCAGGGTGGCCAACATAAACTACAAAACCCTCGAAGATAATTGGGTGGAGTTCGACGCGGTAGAGGATAGCTTCTCCTTGACTGACTCCCCGTATATAGGGACGGCCCCAGGATCCGGGTGGGTCAATCTCAACCAACTTCCCTCACAGTTCTCCCTTGGAGAGTTGAGGTTCATTAGAACCCCTTATGTCACTGCGCTATTGTCTGGGGGGACGTCTCTCCTAGCCAGTCTCCCTCAAGAGATGCGGTTATTTACCGTGCTGGCGAGTAGAGACGACAGGGGAGTCACCCAAGCGTTTGATGTCTGGACCGGGGTGTCTAGCACGGCGGTCAAACTTGCCTCTGGCGAGATCTGCCCAACATCGGAACTAGATGGGGAACTCCCCATCTTGGACAACCAGATCGGCAACACTGGGGTACTAAGGACTACTGTCAAGATGAAGAATATGTCCTTAGTGAGTGAGGCCACAGCCGAAGGGGCTTGGTTCTATGTTGATGATGAAGCCATCCGCTGCGTCAGTATAGTGGATGACCCAGAGGACTCTGACTACCTCTTGATGACCTTAGAACGAGGGGTGTACGAGACAGTCCCCGCTGCCCACGCGGACGGGGCGAAGATGTGGTGGTTCAACGGAACCGCAGGAGCTAGGTACAGCGGCACCGCGTACCAAACTGCGTTCCCCGCACAGGTGGCTGTCCTTCCGTCAGGAAGACTAGGGAGCCCCTCCTTGGATGGGACCACAGCGTTACTCCCGTATCCTGGGGTGGTGACGGAGCAAGCTCTGTGGCCAGCTCCTTACCCCGCCGCCGCTGTCAGCCAAGGAGGGGTGTTACTGAATCGCAACTGCCTCATAAAGCCTGTTATTGAATGGGCGGGCAGAGACAAGACAACTCAGAGCGATGTCGCTATCGCATGGGATCAACCGGGCCTACCGACGGAGGATGGGGTTTATTATGAAATAGAAGTCTATCGAAAGTTTACCGACGACTCACCAGAGACCCCTGGGGCGAGCATTTTACTGGGCTCCTATACAGCCACACTTGAAGGTCCGGCGGGATTCCTGTATGTCCCTTCAAGTGTGGCTTACACCCTGAGCGGCTACCCAACTATGTCGCAGCAGTATTACGACATACTGTTCCACATTAAAGCGAGTAAGGCGGGGTTTTCCAGCGCCACCTTCGTCTATGAGACCGAGTGGCTAGTAGGTTACAACTATGGCTACGGATACGGCTACGGTGGCATGACTGATGGAGTGGCTTTGCAGTCACCCGGGGATTCACTTTCCCAAGTCGACTACGTTAACACTCGATGCCCTAAGCCTATCTGGGCGAGAGATCGTTGGATCCACAATGACGGGTTCCTCAAAGATGCAGAGGCCAGCGGGGGATTGGCAGCGGCGCCGAGCGCGGCGATGCCTTTCTACTACGCTTACGGGGCTATGCAGGATTTCTCCATTGCCAGCGGGTATGACCTCCCTGCCACAGAGTACCAAGCAAAGATTTGCTGTTCGATTGGCTCAGGGACATCCCACCGAGTAGGGTTCATCACCACAGGTAGGACGGGGGTGTCCTTCTCCAAAACTCAGGCCCTTGCGGCTCAGGTGGATGTAGGGTACTCGGCTGGTAACTGCTATTCCTTGCCAGTTCTATTCGACTTTGTGACCCACGACGGTACAACGATAGTCGCTGTGGCTAACAAGGGCAGCGAGGTATTCACTCTCCCTGTTGCCTCTGTGGCACCAGGAGCTATGTTCACCAGAGCGGGTACCAACGGAGTTGCTAACCCTGTCAGCTCTCTTCTGCAGGTGGAGTTCATTAAGAAGTTTGGAAGTACCTACGTGGCCGTAGGAGGGCTGCTGACGGATTACACGAAGACGGGAGTCGCAACTTCCGCAGACTTAGTTACTTGGACTCTTTCAGCCGCCAGCTACCCGGCCAGGGCGATGAACCCTTGGGCTTGGCAGTATTACCCTCCGACCTCCGAGTATTTTATTTTTGATACCGTAGGGGATCCGTCAGCGGGCGGGGGGACTCGAGTCTTCAGGACAACTAACGGGTACACGTTTACCGTCTCTCAGATAGGGCTTTCGTCATACGCCCCTTGCGCGGGAAATGCCCTAATCTACTACATGGTCAATTCAGGGTCACCGACCCATAAGATAGAAGTCTTTGGGGGCGGGAAAGTTGCAACTTCACTGGACGGGGCTACTTGGTCGGTAAGCAGATCAACCAAGTCAACCCTGCAAGTTGGAGACCAAGCTAGCTGGATGTATGAACCATTCACTCAGACCTACCCAGGGGCAGGAGCCTACGCAGATGACTCCCCGACCACGAGAATAGCCTTGGAAGCCAGGAAAGCCTTGGTTAGGGTGGGTGGCGCGCAGTTCAATCAACGGCTGCCAGACTCTCATCCTGGGTTTTACTATGGCGGGGCTCTAGTAGACCTCTACAACCGGCAGACGGCCTCCCCGGAGACCCCGAAACACCTTATCAGTTATGGCGGATGCCTCCCAGACTGGGCGGACGAGTCTATGTACGATTCTGGGTTCGCTTCCGGCGGGACTTCGGCAGTAGAAGTGCACGGAATTGCAGGAGTGACTTCGTCGGCAGTGAGGTATTTTGAGGTCAGTATTGGGCGGTTAGCTGGGATCTGCGCTATAGGGGTCGTAGCCTCCGCCGCCGCAGGGGAGGTTACAGGGGTGACCAGTCTTCTTGTCAGGGAGAATGGGTCTCTGAGTACGGACATGATTCTCGACCCCAGTGACGGGCTATCCCCGGGAGCGGGGCCGGACATAGTAGGGACGGGAATTACTTCTTTGGACGGCGTGGTGGCGAGTTTTCTCTACGATGGGGTAAACTCCTCCTTGAAGATTTTTCTTGACGGAGATACTACGCCGGTCAAAATAGTAACCGGCATTGACACAACCTTGGCGTGGTTCCCTGTCTTCGCTGCCACTGCTGCAGAACTCCACGCTAACCTAGGACAGGTTGGGTTCCAATTCGACTCCTTGAGGGTGAGCCTATCCGCCTCCCCTTGGGTCCAGTAAGTTAATAGAGAGGGTACAACCATGAGTCAGACAGCACTGCCCAACATCGGGGTTAATTACGACTGGGAAGCCGGAGAAGACGGTTGGAAGGACGGGATGGATCTCAACTTGCTGATGGCTGACGCATTCATGACTGGAGTTGTGGTGGACCAGGTTAACGCCGACCCGTGGGCCAGTTCATCCAACCCCGCTCCAGGGAAAATGTACATAATCGGGTCATCCCCCACTGGGGCGACCGCCCCGTGGAATACCGCCTCTGCCGCGACCATAGCTAATAAATTGGCTATAGCGACTGGGGATAATGCAGGAGTCACTCGTTGGCACTTGGTCACCCCTAAAGATGGTTGGACTTTCTTCAACCAAACGACCCAGAGGTCTATGACTTTCAGAGGGGCCCACGGATCCGGAGGGCTGTGGTACAACGGACAAGCGGGGTTACCTAACACATCCACTTTTTCCGTCATAGATCTGACATTAGACACTCCGCCCGGCTCACCAGCAGTCAGGGATGCTTACATCGTAGCCGCCACTGGCAGCGGGGCGTGGGCAGGGCATGACGGCCACTACACTTGGTGGGATGGAGTCGCGTGGAGATTCATCACCCCTGTCGCAGGGGATATAGTTAGATTGACCTCTACGGGTGAGTCGTACCGATTCGACGGTACGAATTGGGTAGAAGAGTTGTACTACTTGTCCAAGAATGGCCGAGGGTTCGCTATTATCAATGTTGGTAACGACGGAGCTGGGCCATTTAGTAGCACGAGGGCGGCTCCCTCTTACACCTTCTCTCGTGACGAAGCCGCCTCTAAGTCATTAGCGATATTTGGAGCCTCCATGCTAGGGGCTATCACCTTCGACAATACCGCTAGCGGGGCGATAGCCGGGAACGGGACTATCGGCAATTTCTCATTCGCTGAAGGAGCTCCTGAAGAGACTTGGACTTTAGTCTGTACTGCTGGTGGGCCTACCGCCACGTTCTCAGTCACTGGCTCTGTCTCTGGGGCGAAGGCTAATGCTACGGTCGGCACCTCTTACGATAATGGCGTAGTAGCCTTCGACTTAACGGACGGCAGTGTAGATTTCTCGTCGACGGGGGACGCAGACAGGATCGTCTTTACGGCGGCAGCGATGGAGCTGAGCTTCTCTGCCGCCGACGCTGACGTTATCCCTGCGGTGGCCAGTATTACCACCGCCTTCGCCACCGGCCCTCGTTTTAAGGTGGAAGCAGGTGGAGCCTATTCCGACATCTATGTCTCAGACGGATCCGAGTTTATTCAGGCAGCCCCTCTTACCCCGATATGCGGATCCCTCTTAGCTTCCAATTACAGCTCGAGGGTTTCGGCCAACAAAGCCGTCGGAGAGGTCAGAGTCTACACGGCCAACCACACCCTTACCCCTGGGGAAGAAGGTAAGCTGCTAGTAATGGATACTACCGGGGGGGCGCTGACTTTAACCATCCCATCTAGCCCTGCCGTGGAGATGCTAAAAAGAGCTACCATGAAGATATTCCACAAGGGGTCAAATACTCTCACAATAAGCGGGGCTGTTGGGGTAACCCTGATTGGTACCACTACAGGGACCACAAACAAAATGCTATCCTTAGTGAGAGACGATGTAACTAATACTTGGTACTGCGGCTGAGGCGACAGACATGATCGAGAAAGACCCAACAGCCTACACCTGGCTCACCTACGCTTGGGTTGTGGGGTTGTCAGCGTGGGGGGCTGTAGTTCAAGTGATTCGGAGAGCTACCTCTTCTGAGTTAACCGTGCGCCAAAAAGTCAAGTTGATTCTGGCGGAGATATTCATCTCTACTTTCGCAGGGATGGTGACGTTCATGCTGTGTGAGTGGGCTGAGGTCGACAAGATGCTAGCCGCCGCCTTAATAGCCATAAGTGGCCACATGGGGGCAAGAGCGATCATCCTGACTGAGAAGGTTTTAGTTAAGTTCGTCGGGGACAAAGCATCATGGTAACCGAGATCCCTGAACAGTATTCCTGGCTAATCTCCGAGCGTGGCCCGAAGATTTTGCTAGAGGCTGTGAAACTTTACGGCACTTTGGAAGTGGTTGGAGACAAAGACAACCCAGAGATATTGAATTGGGCGAAAGAGTTGGGGCTACCGCAATACACCCACGACTCAATTCCTTGGTGCGGGTTATTTGTAGCTTTAGTGGCCAGCAGGGCGGGTAAAGAGGTGGTGAAAGACCCGCTGTGGGCCGCCAACTGGCTAAACTTCGGCTCCTCTTGTGAGGGGGAGTTGGGGGCTGTCGCAGTATTCTCTCGGGAAGGGGGCAACCACGTAGGCATATATGTTGGGGAGGACTCCTCGCATTATCACATCCTCGGTGGAAATCAGAAGGATTCCGTGAGTATTGTCCGAATATCGAAAAGCCGTTGTCGGGGCTTCAGGGCGCAGTATCGGAGTAAGCCGACCAACGTCAGAAGAGTTATCCTGTCTGCGACAGGGGAGGTTTCAACTAATGAGGCTTAGGTATCTTTCCCTACTTTTCATCGGGCTGCACTGCATGGTTGTCGCTGCTTACGCAGGGGCGAAATCCACTCCCGCCCCTCCTCCTCCATCCCACTTGTTATGGGAGGTATGGAGATGACTTCCGCGCAAAACCAAGACCTCCTGATCCAAATACTCGTGTTCCTGTACGACTTGAGTCAGCAATACCCAGTCAAAGCTAGAGTGGCCGCCGGAGTGATAATGCTCACCACTATAGTCGGCGCTGCCTCCATGTTGGTGGAGCCCCTAACTGCCTTGACCAAGATAACCCCAGAAACCGGCGACGATGAGCTAGTTGGGCGGTTCGACAGGGTAGTTAGGTTCATAGTGAGAGTTTTATCCACGATAGCCAGGAACCCTTAGTGAATTGGTTATCTGTCTTAGCCAACCCTGTAGTCATAAGGGTGGTGCTGACCCTGTTAGTAGTGGCTACCCTGTATGCGATAGGCCACTCAAACGGCGCTGACTCAGTGCAGAGAAAGTGGGATGCAGAGAAACTAGCCTCTGAGCGGGCTTCAGTGGGGTTGAAGGAAGTCAGGGATAGGGCTACCAACAAGGTAGTGGAAAGCTATGAAGTCAAGATGAATGAGTTGAAGAAGAACGCGACCACTATAATCAAGAAGGTGAATGTCTATGTCCCCCAAGATTCTTGTCCTCTGCCTGCTGGTTTCCGGGTGCTCCACGACGCTGCCGCCAGAAACAAACTTCCCGACCCCTCCCCCAGCCTTAATGATTCCCCCTGAACCTTTGACGGTCTTGGGAGGACAGGGGGATGTCCCAGCCCAGGAGGCGGCGCAGATTGTGGTGGAAAATTACTCGACGTACCACGAGACGGCGCAGAGGCTAGCGTCACTGCAGGAATGGGTGTCAAAAATGATCGGCACCAATGAAAAATGAATCGAAAGAATGGACCATCAGCCCTGCGGATTTTCGCCTAGAGCTAGTTAATTGATAAGGGGTTAAGGATGCGCTGGTTAGGACAAGCCAGCAAGGACGCTCCCTGCCAAACCGCCCCTTACTCATTACTCGAACCATCGCGGCGGCTGTTCTAGTTTTAACCGCTAGCCCGATGGCTAGGTTGCCGGAAGGGAGGCCATGCTGGTGTAGCTGATGGGTTTTCAAGAAGGCAACTTCAACTTCACTCCCCTTCTTGTCTCGGATAACTTCCTCTGGGGATCTAACGAAAGAGAAGCCGGGGACTACGGTGATAATCGTGTTAACACCGTAGTTCACCCGGTGGATTATATCGAGTTCAGATTCAGCCGTTGTTGAGAACCAGCACATCTTGGCGATCAGCAAAGGCATCGTTGAGGTCTACGGAGTCGTCAATGACAAGCACCGGGCCGACCAAGCGGGAAGGGATGCTCACCTGACCGAAAGCGGAGGCGAATGTTGCGCCCGCCTCAGTAAGGTCAGCCGCGCCAGCTACTAGGGAGTATTCCCCTCCTGGAGTGGCACCTTTCAAAGTGTCGCCGGTTAATTGCAAAAGAACTTTAGGCATATCTGCTTCCTCTTTAAGTTAAAGTTGGAGTGCCGCCCTATGATATGGCAGCACTCAGATCGGTCAAGCCCCCAGATCAATCACATTGGCACAGGTGGAGCTATCCATCCGGGCATGTGATACACAGATGACCTGGGCCGCCCTGGAGGGCAGGAGCATGCTCAGGGTCATTGAGTGTTCGTCATCCATGTCTGCCGAGGGCTCGTCCACCAGTAGAACGTCGAACACCGGGGGAAGGACTTTGGCAAGGGCTGTCTGAACCGCCAGCCCCATGATTGCCTGCTGGGCCCCAGAAGCCTCGGAGACCGCGTAGCTGTGCTCACCCTCCTGGTAGCTGAACTGGCCGTCCTCAGTCCTCTCCATGCTGCCCAGAGCGCCTGCAGTGGCCTGCGAAACCAGCTGACTAGCATCGGCCATCAGAGCGGCCCAGACCTCGCGCATGTATTCATCCTTAGACCCGTACAGGAACTTGTGGAGCGCCTTGATCGCCGCCAGCCTGCTGGTGAGTCGAGAGGCCAACTCGTTTTCGGCCTTGCCGCGTTCGAGGTTGAGGTCAAGCTCTCGATGCCGGGCGGCCCTGTCGGCCAGGGTTGAGGACAGGGCGGTAACCCTGGCCCGCACCACCTCCAGGTCGGCTTCAGCGACCTCCAGCAACTCCCCGAGCTCAGCAGAGCTGTCAGAGTGGGGGGTGAGCTCCGGCAGGGCTTCCAGTTCGGCCTTGACCGACGCCATGGATTTTTGGGCCTTGCCGAGCCTTCTCAGGAACTCCTCGCAGGCCCGGATCTCGGCACCCATCTTTTCGCAGGCGGCCTGCTTGGATTCAACCTCGACAGCCAGGTCGCCGGCGGGCTTCATGCCAGCGGCAGCGAGGCGGGCGGCCTCCAGCTGGGTTTGCAGCTCAGCCCTCTTTGAAAGCCCCATGTCGTAATCCCTCTGGGCGGATTCCTTGGCTATGGTGGCCCTGCTGAAGTCCGCGACTTCCTGCCGGCAAGCGGCGGATGACTGGTTGACCTCCAGCTCAGCAACGCCAACTTTACCCACAACCTCGGCCAGAAGCCCCTCGACCTTTGCAATCTGGGAATGCAGGTCATCCAGGCAGCGAACATCGTCATACTCCCGGTGGCAGGACGGGCACACCCTGCTGTCAGGGTCGGCCGCCTTCTTCAGGTTCCCGAGCTCCACCTCATAACCGACCCGAACCTTGTTTAGGGATTCCAGCTCAGTCGCCGCCTTCAGGGATTGGTCAATCAGTTCCTGTGACGGCCCGGGCGAAGCCTCAAGGAGATCGGCGGCGTCACCCAGCCGGCCATAGGCCTGGTCGATCAGCTCATCCAGCCCTTCGAGCTGGTGCTCCAGTCGGTCGATGAGTTTCTCATGCTCCACAGCACTGTCGCGCACCTCTTTCAGGGCCTTGAATTCCTTCCTGAGAAGGTCGAGGGAAGTTTCCAGCGCCTCCAGCTTACCCTGCCCCTCACCTTCCCAACGCTGCCCTTCAACCTCCAGGGAAGCCATCTCCTCGGCCAGCTGAGACTGCTTGCCGGTGAGTGTGTTGGTCTGGAACAGGATCGTGCGGTTGGCTTCCTCAATCCGCTCGGCTTCCTTCTTCCTGGATTTCAAGGCGGTAACCTTACCGGACGCCCCTGCAAAGTCCTGCTCGGCAGAGAGCTTTACCTGCCGGGCGGTTTCAATCTCTTTGCCAAGCTCGGCCAGTTCAGCTTCCAACGGGGTCAGGTCAACAACCGAACGACCGTCCAGCTGCCCCTCAACTTTCTTGCGGAGGTCTGAAAGTCTTTCGAGGACAGTCTGTACGAAATCAGCACCGCTTACGTCGGAGAGGATGTTGTGCAGTTCAGTTGAGCCGAGCGTCAGCAAGGCAGAGGTGAACTTCTGCCTGGAGTAGCGAATCTGTGAGAACCGTTTGATGCTCATGCCCAGCAGCTTTTCAACTTCACGGTTGACCACGCTGGCACCGTTGGCAATCTGCTCATCTCCCTTGAAAATCCTGTCAGTGGATTTAGTCCGGATAACCTTGTAGGCCTCACCGTCAACGAGGAAGTCCATCTCGACCGAGAATGTTGTGCAGCCGGATTTAACCACGGCCTTGCAAGGGACGGCTTTTATCCCCCCTAGCGCAAAGAGGATTCCGTAAAGGATAGTGCTCTTGCCGGTGTAGTTGGGACCGAATATGCCATTCATGCCTGGCGTGAAGTTAACCTCCAGTGACTTGTGCTTACGGAAATTTTCCAGTTTAAGCGAAGTAATCATTAGCCTTCTCCTTTTTTCAGTTCAGCAGTTATTTCATTCCAGATAGCCAGCAGTTCAGGGTCTTTCTCAACGGAGGATTCGACCTTCTGGAAAAAGCTGATCGGTTTACCTTGCTCGGCTGACTCTGCGTCAGCGACAGCTGTATCCACCACGACTGAGGCGTCAACCCTGAGAGCGTATGGCGGAGAGTCGGACTTCCACACTGATTTAACTTTCTTCGATAACTCAGGAACCTGGGTCGATGAGACCCTTCCAGTTACCCTGATGAAGTCGTAACCAACCACCGCATCGGCTGCTATAAAATCAGAGGCATCAATTTCCAGATATTTCTCAGCGGCAGACCACAGGATTTTTCTCTCCAGTTGTTTTGTCTCTGCGTCCCAGAAAAGATAGCCGTGGTCAACGTGGCAGTCCCCGAAACAGGTGGGGTTAGCTGAGCCTATGACATGCAGCCGCCCGTCGAAGTCTGTCTTGGCATTGTGGTCGTGCCCGATCAAGATGTAATCAAAGTGTTCAAGCAGTTTGATAGCAGTTGGCTTGTCAAGGTTTAGCGCGATGTCGTTGGTAATGTGATCGCAGTCGTAGTTGCAGTGCAGCAGCAAGAAGCTGGTGCCTTGAGTAGTGTAAGCACAGGCTTTGTCCAATGCCTGCATGAACAGCTCCTGATCGCAGTGGTGAGGCACCATTACCACTGTTGCATCCTCTGAAGAAAGGACCACACCTGCGACAGCAACCCCGTACTCAGGCCTAACCATAACTCCGCCAACTGACATATCAGACAGCAAGTCAAGTGAGCTGTAAGAGTCCTTGCGGTTCTCGAAGTCGTGGTTGCCGCCGAGGATTGCTTTGCAGAAGCCAGCAATGACAGCGCCTTGCATAACCACCCTGGCCGAGTTGTCGAACTTGTCAAACAGATCCCCAAGGCACATGGTAGGAGTGGTGACAAACTCCTCAATGTTAACCCTGTTGAACATATCATCTGTCATCCTGGCCCGGCTTTCCGGGGTAGTGTTGGCGACGAGGTTCTTTCCAAGGTGCGGGTCGGTGAAGAAGTTGATGCCTTTCATTTTCAGTTCCTCATGAAGTTTTCAAGAAATGAATACAGTTGGTCTTTATCTTTAGAGAACACGTCTATCCTTTGGCCCTGGTCTGGTTGCATCCTCGGCGTTACCGCCACCGTGCGAATGTGCCCGCAAGGCCACACTTCAATCTTGTCGGTGAGCTCGGAATAGAACAGGTAGATGCCCTTGGCACCAGCCCTGGTGAACACCCACATCTTTGCGGCCTGCTCGGTATCGACTGAACTGGAGATGTACTTCCTGCTCATGGTTGGCTCAACCACACTGCTCTTGCACTCAATGATCAGGGCTACACCACTCTTGACCAGGAGGAAGTCCCCGGGTTGACCTGGGAGGATTCCACCGGCTGTAGACTTGGTGTCATAGAACCGGTGGAAAGCTGCCCGGCTATGCTCCCTCAACCTGAACAGAACGGCCTGAGTGAAGTCCTCGAAGTCATAGCCTTTCTCTTGAGCGGTCTTGCCTGCCATCACCTTGTCCTCGCGCACACGATACGTGATGCCCTGGACACGGCAACATACAAGCACTGGAGCATCTCCTTGTGGCGACGGTTCAGCATGATGTTCCCTACATCAACGAGGGCAGTGTCATAGGTGCTACCCTGTGATCGATGCGCTGTCAGTGCGTGGCAAGGACGGATGTCAGAGAACAGCTCTTTCATCTCCCAGAAAGATTTCCATGAACCCTTCCCGGACTTGGCATCCCTGGCCATGTTGTCCAGAGTTTTGTTCAACCGCTCTTCCTCCTCCGGCAGGATGACGTAACAGGTGGCCACCGATCCGTCATCGCACTCAACCTCAAGGGCATTGCAGTTGAAGCTGGCATAGATAGGATGAGGCTCCTGCTTTATCGATATGACCACACCTTCCTCGTCAGTCGTCATGACTATTTCAGTCATCCTGGTTTCTTTCTTGGCAACAGCATCAATGACTGGACGACATGCGATCACCCGCTCATCGATGTGGAAAGGCTTATGAGCTTCTTCGCCGTACAAAAGCTCCCTGACATAACTGTTGTACTCCCTGACGGCTTCATTGGTCCAGGCAATGATTCTGACCTTCGATGGGTCGTCCTTGTAGGTCTCGGACGTAAAGGCTGTCTTGACCTTGCCAAGGAACTTCTTCGAGTCCATGCACCAGACGCCGCCGTTCTCGTCGTTGTCGGTGCAGAACAGGCCGTCTGGTTCACCAGTACCATCCCATGCTTTCCTGATACGAGTCGCCAGTGTGAGGATCTGGTTATCGTGCCGCATTACTTTCATTAACACTGACTTCCTTTCGATCAGCTCAAATACCTTACTCTCTTTCTCGTTGATGGGCGGCAGCTGGGCAGGGTCGCCCATGAAGATGATCTTCCTGTTAAGTGACATCGCTTGCTCACAAATCAGGTTGAACAGGTCTTCTTTGACCATTGAGGCTTCATCAATGACGATCAGGTTGTACTGAATCATCTTGCTATCGCCTTCAGGGAAGATCTGCTGCTTCTCCCCGACCCCGCGCAGCTTCAACCCCATGAGTGAGTAGATGGTCATGCAGTCCACAACGATACCGGCCCGTCTGGAAGTTTCTATCAGGACGCGGGTAGCCTTGTTGGTCGGGGCAGTCAACGCAGTGGCTTTTCCGTACCTGCGGATCACTTCAGAGATGCAGGTTGTCTTACCAGTACCGGCGTAGCCCTGCAGCAGGTAGAAGTTTCCTGATCCGTTAAGGAAGTCGAGCATGTCAGTGATAGCCGCTTCCTGTTCTTCGTTGAAAATTATCTCTCTCATGAGAAAGCCCTCTCTATTGCTGCTTCAATACGCCTGGCGCTTGGGTGGTCCCCAAGCTCCTCCTGTTCGTTCCAGTTCTTGCCGATACTGACCTCACCCATCATTGGGATAGCATGCCCAGGTGGAGTGATGTTCATGTACTCCTGCATCCTGAAGCAGTATTCGACGGCGTGATGGGCCGGGACGGATGACACTGTTTCGTCGTAAACAGGGGCAATCAGTGTCGATTTTGTTTCGTTAAAAAGATTTGTTGAGTAGCATTTGTTAAGTACGACTTTAAGTATGTCAGCTGCACAATTTTTGTGTATTACCCCGTCAGCTACGAATTGGTGGAGTGGGTGGTCGACTGATAGCGTGTAAGTATTAACTTCTTTGTCTAAAACCTCTAATGAGACCACCCGATCAAATCTGTAAACTTCCGCCGCAGGCGCGTATTTCTTCAAAACTCTCTCAGCGACTTTCTGGCTAACCTTCCCACAAGTCATGGCTCGTCTATCCGCTATACTGATACGATCTTTCCTAGCAGTAGGAACCTTCCACTCTTCTCCCTTACTTTCTGATAATTGTCTAGTTATCAATTCGTGGGGGTAACTTCTACTGCTGATGAAAGAGTTACTGAATTCGCTGTAGTTTCCAGTTGGAGTAACAGCACTTGTAGAATCTAACCCTATAGACGCCCCTAAGATTCTCAATTGAGTCAGCAACTCTAAATTGGGGGTGTGGACCCTGTAACCCAACCGGCGGGCTCCGTCAGCCAATAGAAACCCCCTTAAAAACTCCTCTCTTACCTCAGTAGGAGATTGCAGTATTTTGGTCGGTATTCTCTTTTCCCTGGCGTTTGACTCAACAACCCCCCAACCTCTTATAACTTTGATATCTTCTGCTCTGTTTACCGTGACAACGTAAAGAGGTTTATTTCTTCCTTTTGTTTGAGTAGAAAAGATAGCTGTAATGCCCTCAGAGGCAAGGAAACTAACTATTTCCTCTAGGATAAGTTTTTTAGTTTCCCCTCCGCACAGGGAAAATGTGGTCCTAAAGTGTTTATCAGTCTTCCTCGGTCCCTTACGGGTTATCAAGCACCCATCACCTAGCCAATACCCTACGACAAATGGCCAAGATACATCGTAATCTGATGTAGTGAAGCCACTATCCGTTAGTGATGGTAGAGCTATCTCGTCCCCTACCTTGAGGGCGTTAAAGTCAACCCACTCTAGGTTGGAATTTTTTACTTTATGCCTTATGTCGCAGTTTATCTCCAACCCGCTAGAGGTAGTGATACGAGCCGCCTTGCATTTCCCCATCTCAATGGCGGTAGCGGTGAAGAACCCAACCCCAGTGTCGGCTTCAAAAACTTCCCCGACTAAACTTTCTATAGGCCTTAGCCCTGTGTCTGTCGAAACCAAACTACCTGCTTGTAAACACCCCTGTATGGTCGAGTTGACTGCCTGGCGCTCCATCCTACCTTTAACAAACTCATCTCGACTAACGATTGCATCTGTGAGGTGCCGACGAGTGCCATAAGCAGTTTGCACGTAACCGTGTTTTTCTCCGAATGCTATGGTTTCATTCTGCCAAGGCTCCAGTCTCCCGTAGGATTTGAAAACTAACTCCATCAACTTCTTGGAGAATTCTTCAGGTATACCCAACTTCTTAGCCAGGGTGTGGTAATCACCGCCATAGATAAGGAGGAAGTTAACAACTTTCGCCATCTTCCTTACGTTGTTGAACACCTTGACCATCTTGGCTGTATAGTCTCCAAACAACTCGAGAGGGCCGTTCTTTTCAGTGTCGTGCAACATCACCTTCCTGAAGAAATCATAATCAACGAAGCCGTTACTATTCATCTCAAGTTTAGGTAGCCACTCTTTACCTGCTTCCCTGGCGACGATGTCAGTAGTGAATGCACATGAAGTGACAGAGTGAACATCCTTTACAACTGGGTGTTCCATGCCATCTTCGTCTACCCGCACACCCCCGCCTACGTAACAGTCGATCAAGACCTTGTCCTTACTTTCGCTACCAGTGAGTCTCAGTTCCTGACCTGAGAAGTCGATGGAGATTATTACTTCACCTGTGTATCTAGGGATGAATATGGATCTAGTTTGGCCTTTGGAAACCTGTAGGAGGTTGGGAGACCCACCTGTTGGTCTCCTAGTTACCGTTCCACAGTTCCTGATGCTTGGATGGACTACTCCGTCCCTTGGGTGAACCCAGTGAGGATATTTTGAATAGAACAAACTCTCTCTGGTCATAGCCTCTTTAACATCGAGTAGGGTCTTCAACACATCCCTTCTCCAGTCGCCTTCAGGGCAGTCATTCAGGAGGGCTGACATCACCGCCACTTCATCAGTAGCAGGGCTGCCAGGGAGCCCGTTAACATCCCTGAAACTTCCTTTTGTTTTCTTGGTGCGCTCCCTTACAGGGAGCCCGAGTTTCAGGTAGAAAAGTTCTTTCATTTGCACAGGGCTACCGAAATTAAGTTCGTCACCAACCACGGTCTCTTTCATGCTGGAAGACATGATTGAGGAGCATAGATTAACGAAAGCCTCGACCAGCTCAGGAGACTCCTTGTATTTGTTAAGGTGCTTGGCGGCTGCAGCAAGCTCCTCCAGGAACATTACCTGCGTTTCGTCTGTAACAGGAGCGTCCACTGCCATCAAAAATTCTGTTACCGATGAAGCTGAAGCACTCTTCAGTTTGGCAGATAACTCAACCGGCCAACCAAGGAGCTCAATCACCTTTCGTATCTGTGCTGGTGTTGGCTTGAAATCTACCTCAGGCTTTACAAGAGTCAGCGGGATGTAAGCAGTTTTACCTGTGTACTCCAGAAGAACCTTATCCATCTCTGCTTTAACTCGATCACGAGCCCAACCCTTTGACTTGGCCTTGTCGTCCAACTTAGCTCTTAACGCTTCCTTGTCAGCGTTAAAGAACTGCTCAGCATTAGCCTCATTTATCTCTGTGCAGTTGTCTTTCAGAAGCCCACGAATCTTGGCCACCCCTTCCTCTACCGTTTGCTTATCAGAGTCAGACAGTTCTCTCATACGGGCAAAGTCAACATTGACTCCAGCGATGAAAGAATCATTCAGTATGTGGACAGGGCTTGTCTCGTTCTCAAGGTAGAAATCTATGTGGCCTTCGAGAGTACAGACGAGGTCAAACAGTTTCCACAAGTGAGCGGTCATGAGGGCGTCATCGCAGCCATACGACAGCACTTCCTGCCCACTAACTCCTCTCATGTCAGTAGCGCCAGTCTCTTCCATCAGTTGCCGATAGCTTGTCTGCTCGTGACCGAGATATTTCTTGGAGCAAGACTTCAACCCGCTTCTTTCATTTTCATCGACGTAGCTAGACATTATCATGGTGTCTACAGGGCGGCTGAGATTTACCCCGTAATTCAGTTTAGCAATTACGCATTCAAAAGCCGCGTTGTGAACTGCTATAGGGCCCCCCCAGAACTCATCAAGATGCTTGAGGATATCAGACACCCCGTTTGATACGTTATCTGTCTCTCTGTGAAGCTCAGGAACGTAGAAGGTGTACTGGAGATTGTTACCGTAGGTAAACGCCCCTCCAGTAGGGATCGACGACAACGTGTCGACAAACCCGTCAGCTTTTGTTTTGTCAGAGGCTGCTTCTATAAAGGCTTGGTGCTTAACCGGATCGTAGGTTTCAAAGTCGAATGCAACTACAGGGCTTTCAGCCAGGTTCCTGACAAGATGCTCAGCCTTGTCGTCGTAAGAAGTAAGGTCAGCCAAAGACTGCCCACCAAGGAAGGGGGCGAACACTTCCTCAAGGTGGCTGCACCCAGCCTCTTCCAACAATACTAATACTTTTCCAGCGTCAGGAGCCCGAGTATAGAACTTAGGCTCTATCTTGTCGTTCCTCTTCATCTGGTAACAAAGTTCAGGGTGCAGCTTGGCCAGTTGATACATCAACTTCCATTCGCTACGGTTTTCGTGGATTAAACGCAGGAGTTTACAGTCGTTGTCCCTGGCGGCTTCATCGAGCTCATCGAACAGCTGACCTTCTACAATTCTTTTAAGCTCAGGTAGGATCTCTTCGCCGTAAATTTCAAGCAGCTTTTCAAACGCTTTCGGGCCGAATCCTTTGACCCCAGGGTATTCGTCACTGGTGTCACCGACGAGGGATTTATACACAGGGATGAACTCAGGGGTAATCCCTTTGTATTCCTGCTCTTCACTGAAGGTATCTCTGAATGACACAACTACTCTTTCAGAAGCGAGTTGCATCAAATCCTGGTCAACGGTGTAAAGCATGACGTTGCCTTTCAACTTCTCTGTGAGAAGTGCGATCACGTCGTCAGCTTCAACCCCGTCTACGCTCAAGTTGATCGCACCGGAGTAAGCTAGGATCACCTTGGCGTACTTGTATAACTTGTTCAGTTCCTGCTCTTGCAGGGCAGCCAGGCCAGTCTTTTCTTTGGCTCTGGACTTCTTGTATTCAGGGAAGATTGATTTCCTGTATGCGTTACCGCCGTCCCATACAGCGATGATGTCGAGTGGGGCAAAGCCGTCCAGGATTTGCTTGAGGTATCGGTCAATAAAAACTTGCAGGCCGTAACCAGCAGGGTTCGTCTTATTGCCTTCGTTGTCGCGGACCTGTTCGAGGTCCTTACCTGAAAAGTATGAATGGGTTAAAAGACCTTTTATGTCGAGAACTACTCGCGGGCGGCGAGGCAGTCCCAGAAGTCGGGCTACAGTTGTCATGAGATCTCCGAGCTGGAATGAAATTTAGATGTGTGGGAGCCCTTAGCCCACAGGGAAAATCGCTTTGGGCTCCCGATTGTGCGAATCGTGGTATTACTTGGCTTCTGTGAACGTCCAGGGATAGAAGGCTTTCTTGCCTTCCCCGATCTTCGCGCCAACGCCGATCTTGGTCTGGTAGTCCGTAGGCTTACCACGGCCTTTCAGCTTCTGCTGCACGACAAAGCCACTGAACTTGCCGATTGAAGCTGGGGGGATCTGCAGGAGGACCATCTCACCGTTGAGGTCGCCGTTAGCCTGATCATCAACCATGACTGCCAGGACTTCAACGTAAGTCTTGACCGAGTAGCCGACACCGTCCTCTTCCTTCCAGCTCTTGATCTTGGCCGCAAGTTCTGGATCGTTCTTGTCAGCATTCTTGTCGTAGCTGTAGTGGATTTCACGGTCGCTCTCGCCGTTTTCGCTCTCCGGGTGGCCAGACACGAACATATACTTCTCGCGGCTGGACTGTAGCTGAACGATAAAATCTTCCTTAACCTTCCGCTCACTCTGAGTGCAAGCGAAGGAGGACTTCTCAAGGATGATCGTCTCGAAGCTGGTGAAGTTGATCTCAAGGCCACCGAAGCCATCTTCGTTCAAAGAACTGATGACGTTGACGCTTTGTGTTGCTGGGGCTGCAACGGCACGGGACTCAGGAGCGTCAGCCAGTTCGGTGCCAGCGGTCGGCTCAGCCGGGGCGGGGGTCTCTGGGGCTTCTTCACGATCCAATACCTGGCTCACAGCTTCCTTGGCGTCAGCGGCGGCTTCACCTACGTTTGCTCTCTTTTGAATTGCCATAATAGTCTTCCTCTCGGTTTCAGTTTAGGTTTGGTTTGCTTCTAAACAAACAGGTACCTGTTTGTCTGGGATTCACAGTACACGAAGCTCCTGTACTGTGTCAACTGCCTTTCGGCAGAATTTTTAACAATCAGCCCCGGATGCGGCTTTCAACAAGGATTCCTTATCCCGGTTCATGGCTCGGATCGCCCCTTCCCTGAGGTACATGTTCTTGATCGCATTCGGGCTGATGGTTTCCATAGCCTTCAGAATCCAGCAGTTAACCTGGAACTTCTGCCCCGTCCTGAATATGCGTTCCAACGCTTGCTTGAAGCCCCCAGGTATTCCTGTGGGTTCAACAAAGATTGCGTTGTAGCAAACCGACTGCAGGTTGAGCCCAACCCCGGCTGATTCAGGGTTGGCAACCAGCATCCTGCAGGTAAGGTCTTTCAGGAACTTATTCTTTTGCGCCTCAGGGTTGCTCACGTCACCGTTGAGGATCGCAGGGTTGTATTTCTCGTAACGCTTGGCGAGTTGCTTCACCGATTCCTTGTAGTTGGCAAAGAGGATAACTTTCGTCTCCTCCAGCGGAATCATGTCAAGCAGTCCATCAACCGTCAGCAATATGTTATTGACGATGCTGCCAGGATCTTCCACAAACAATTCAGGGAAGGTCACTATCTGCAGCAGCTTCTGCCGGAGGGCCTGTTCCTCAAGGGCACTGATCAACCGGTCGCCAATCTCTAGCACACGCTCTTTCGATAACCGGTCGTAAAGCTCCTTGTGGGTCTTGTCGAGTTTCACCGGCACAGCTGAAACCACAGGCTTCTGGAGCTGCACCACCTTGTCTTTCGTAATCCTGCACCCGTTGGCGTAGAGGGCCTGGTGGATGCCAGCAATGTTCTTGAACCCGGCCAACTTGGTGAACGACTCTATCTTTTTCTCCTTCCCGTTTTTACCACGGACAATTTTCGGCTCCTTCAACTTTATCTTCTTGTAAACGCAATGCCTGGACTGGTAATCCCTGAGGCTTGAGTAGGCCTTCGGGTTGGTCAGCTTTATCAAGGCGTAGCAATCAAGCAGGTCACGATGGGCTGGCGTTCCTGTCATCAGGTGCAGGATTGAATCATCCCACTTCCCTAGCAGCTCCAGCACCGCCGAATAGATCTTGGAATCCACATTCTTCAGGTTCTGCGCCTCATCGCAGATCAATACGTTGTAGATGCCCTTGAACTCCAGGTGCAGTCTCAGGTACATCTCGTAACTCATCATCAGGAAGCCCGGCCAGCTGTTCTCCTCCTTCCACTTGGCAAAGAGTTTCGATCTCTTGGCCGGCTCGTCGTCAAGGACGTGCGAATAAACGAACTTGTCGGAGCCGTAGAAGGTCTCGGACAGGCTCTCCTTGAACTGGTAGAGCAGGATAGGCGGCATCACCACAAGGCAACGCTCACCGCTGAAAACCCAGTAAAGCCCAAGCGCCTGGGCCACAACCGTCTTGCCTACACCTGGCTCAGAATAATTCCCGAATCTCTGGGACTTCATCGCCATGTTCAGTACGCCGACCTGGTCGGGCCTCGGCTTGTTCCACCTCCCTTCTTCGTCATCGAGGTCAGGGGGCAACCTGATTTCGATGTAGCTCGCAGAGGCCGGGATGTCTCTTATCCCCGCCGCTGTGAACATGTCTGAAAGGAGGTATGCGCTCATTGCTTGTCTAGCCTCTCCTGTGCGTGTTTGTCGGAGTAACCTTCGGGGTAACGCTTCATCAACTTCTCGTAATTGACACTCAGGATAGACATCCGGTTCAGGCCGAGCAGGTAACGGATGCGTTCCATGAAGAACTCAATGTCACCCATTTCTTCGATGACGTTGTCCATATCCAGCGGCTTACCGTAGATGCAATGCTTCTTGACAGCGTCCAGAAGCTCCCCAGCCTCCCCTGACAGCCCCATTACGCAGTGGATCAGGTCTGCCTGGGTAGGGGTGATCGTCTTCATGATTTCCTCCCCTGGTTTGCAGGTTCTTTCCACAAGTTCTTTATGCCTCAACTCCATAACATTACTCATCTTTCTCGTACCCTATCGTGTAGTGAATTGGATCCTTGTCTTTGTGCATCTCCCTCAATCTCCTGATGTGTGGGGTAAGCTCCTCAACCAATGCGCGGTAACCTTCCCCACGGTAGTTCCTGTCATCGTTCAGCTTCCCCGCCGCTTTCGCATCGACAATGATGGCGATGCAGGAGAGGGCGTTGGCCAGGTGAGGAACGCCACTGTCCGGGGCGCAATCTTCCCCTTCAAACCAGGCATCCAAGTGGCGCTTGCAGGCCGCGACGTAAACAGAAGCCCTCACTCCGTGCTCCCTGAAATTGTTCCTGCCGTACTTACTCAACCCTTCCATCATTCCGACGCAGCCCATCGCGGTCGCTGTGGTGGGCCACAGGTGGAGCGGGAGTTTGTCGCTTCCGATTGCGTCCTTCGGATTAGATGGCTTTTCGTCAACTAAATCCCCTACCGCCAATCCAAAACTCAACTCCTGAGCCATCCTTAAGGTTGGTTCATAAGTTCTATGTGCGCTGTTGTCTACGACCGCACCGTCTACAGTTAGGCGGTATTCAGTTGATAACCCGGTATCATCGACAAACCTCTCTAAGCAGAACTTCCAGGCCTTAATCACAAATTCCCAACTCATAATCAATCCCCTTCAAACAGTGAAACATCAATCCCGCGACGAGCCATTTCAGCCTTGCTCAACTTCATGCACATCCGGTTCCTGGCTATTTCTTCGATGAGCTGGTCACCTTCGTAGTAGCTCTCGGCGCGTAGCAGCACAACAAACTGCTGGACGCTTGAGATAACTGCTGGCTCCCTTTCATACTGCTGCCTGAACTTCTTGTAGAGGATGTGGCAAGTCGGCGCATCGATGTATATGTGATCGTCAGTGACGATGTAATGAACGCCGTGCTTGATGTAGTCCTGGCCTTGGTTGGACAGGGCGGCCATCACTGCCAGGCTCTCCATGACACTGTCGATCTCCGTCTTGGCCTTTCTGGATTCCTCGTCAAGTCCGGCGATGTTCGCTTCCAGCACTGGTAACAGATCCTTGCGAAGAACTTTAAGTGACTCCTTCAACTCCAGTTTCTCAAGACAGGATTCCAGCCATTTCATTGACACCCATATCACCTGTCTGGAATATCTCGGACGTTCATCCAGCTTTCGTGAAACCAACTCTTTAGCTTTAGCCATCTCCTCCCTTATCCACTCACTCCTGGTATTGCACAAAGCGGTAAGCATCAGGAATTTACCAATCCTGCGGAGATCGTCCATCCCTTCCCTGGCTTCGTAGTAGTAATCTTCACGCCTACCCATTGATAACTCTGAAGACTTGAACATCACCTGCAATGAACGATGGACTAGAGCTGGCATCTCAGGGGCTTGCTCGCTCACGGTGCAGATCGGCGCAGTGACCTTTATCGCTTCAACGTAAGCCCCGGTTCTTCCGCTCGATTGGTTGCTCCTTTTGGCCAGGTTACCTCTTGCAATCGTCTCACTACCCCAAGCTGCTTTCAGGACTTCCCCGATCATTGCGTAGTTCTTCGACTGCATCTTGGACTTGTTGTATTCCTCCATTACCCTCGGGATAGTTGTTGTTGATGCTGCATATTCAAGTATGGCGTATGCAGTTGGCGAAGCGACGTTGACCGGCGTGTCAGAAGTCGGATCAAGCCCGCACAGGTTTGCCACGACTTCTATGGTGTTTGACTTACCGCTGCCTGCGTTGCCCCAGGCACTCAGGATTGGGAACTGCCGGTACATCTCCATGAAATGCGTCTTCAGGTGGCAGGCGACGAACCAGCCAAGGATCTTGGCAATGTTGAGCGGGTTGTTCATTTGCATGAAAGCCGCCAACGCCCGGTCGGCCGAAACACTCCCCTTCTCAGGTATCGTCGTTGATGAGAAGTACGGAGGACAGATGATCCTGCCCTTCAGTCTGTAGGTGTCCTCAACCCTGACGTTGTTGATTGAAAATCCTGGCTCCACGTAGGTGTAGAGACGCTTCCCCAGGCGTTCCTCACTGTGTACCCCTGCCGTGTAGACCTGCATGATCTCACCGGCAGACTGCTCTTCTTCGCTGTAAGTCATGTGCTTTATCCTCTGGATGTGGTCGTCACCACCCATGAAAGCCAGGTTCTTCAACCCACTAACCTCATCCTTGAAGTTAGCCGAGCTTTTCCACCCCGATTCGTTGAAAGAAATTTCACCTACCTTCACCCCATTACTTTCTATCGCCATGATCGTGTAGGCACGTCTCGGTGCAGATCCATCCTGCGGCCGGTCAATGACCACGTTCAACGGACTCATCGTGAAGGTCGAGATCCTTATGTCTGCCCTTGCACCAATGTAGTAGTACCCGTCCGATCTCTTTTCAATCCCCAGATTCTCACCCATGCCGGTGAATGCGCTGCCTTCAGACTCAAGCGGGCACCCTTCGCAAGGGCGACTGCTGAGAAGGTCACGCATACCGCCGCAGGAGAACTCGTACTTCTTGTTGGCCTGCATGTAGCGAATCTGGGCCTCAACTTCCTCTCGACGGCCCCGTGCCGAAGTCGCAGAGGTCGCTGAGTTCTCAGCCAACCTGTCGGTGAAAGGTCGATACACCGATTCTTCCATCCCGGTCCTGGCAATCAGTATGCCTACTTGCATAGCGACTGCATTGAAACTTTTATCAGAAGCAATCTTCTTAAAGTCAGCAATGTCACGGAAGCAGTTAGGTGCGTCAGTGGCAATCTTCTTCAGAGCTGTGTCAGCAAGACCACCCGCAACCCTTACAGCCTTACCTGATTTAATCTTGCACGATTCAAACAAGACCTCCATTTCCATGCTCTTCTGATTAACCCACTCAGGGTGGGAGTAGTCAGTCCTTGGCTCCGCGCAGACAATCGCATATTCTTCAGTGGTCAGTGTCATCAGTTCTTCGACGCTGATTGGAGAGCGGTATTTACCGTCTACCCGCTGAACCCCAGGTATACGGAAAGAATTACCACGTCCTCCTGAGTACACCTGGAAATCCAACCCAGGTACGAACAAGGACAGTGCCATTTCCTTGTAAATATGTGGCAGTCTTTTTTGAGGCCTTCCATTGCTGAAAACCTTCTGGTTAACCAGTACGTGAATACCTTTTGATCCAGAGCAAAAAACTCTTATATCGTTTTCATCAACAGATTTATCGATCAACATCTTCACCAGACGCTGACCGGATTCAATCGCTGACGCAAGGTCTCCTTTGACATCGATGTCAAAGTAGAGAGGCCCGCGATAAGACAGTGCTTGTTTGTCTGTCTGGTCATCATCGACCAGTTCCGATACCGCAAGGATAGTCAGTTTTCTCGCGCCCTTCGACAGAGCAACGGACTCAACTTCATCTGAATCGTTTATCGGAAACCAGGCTGTCTTCTCGCCGGCTTGGTAATACCGGAACATTCTCTTTTCCATAGCCAAGCCCTTCTAAGAGATGAAACACACCATTTGAAATCAGGCTGTTTTCTGGTCTCTTTCTTTAAGGGCGTACTGTAGCAAGGTCAGAAATCTGTCACTTACCATCCTGGCTCTTGCGCTGTCACGGTTAGGCATTGTCATTGCCTGTATCGACGGCATAGAGTAACCGGTTAGCTCAGACAGATTGGCGTGGGTAAGATTTCTCTCGGAAATTATTTCTTTCAACTTTTCGTAGTTGGCTTCTACAGGATCTGGGATATTCATACTGCTCTCCTTTTTGGGTTGTACAGGGTATTTCAAACGCAACAAGGGCGTCAATCCTTCTGAGTGGAAACTTTGTTGCTAAACGCACGGGCGACATTTGCACCTCCGTGTTCAATTATTTTTTCAACAATAATTTTCGAGCTGACTCCATGCTCTGTGAAGTAGGTTATTTTTTCATCAATCGATTTAAGGTCGACACCTTCCAGCAATATATCTAGTAGTGCTTTTCTGTTATCACCCAATATCTTGTGTCCTGAAGTTTCCTCAGTCAGGGTTATGATCCCTTCGTACAAATCAATCAGCACATCTTTGTTGGTGAGCCCAGAAAAAATTTCATCGTAATCAGACATCTTCCACCTCAAGGCTCTTGACAACATCAGTCAACTTTGTCTTTGTGTATTTCCTGGCTCTTGCACGTTTCTCAATGAGGATGGGCCACACCTTCCCCCTGCCGTAACACTCACCGGTCACTGGGTGAACCGACAATTTCCTGACGAAGCAGTTATTGCCGTCCACCCACCCTCGGTACTCAAGCATCTTCAAGAAGTTGGTTCTCATCAGGGACTTAGGGTAGTTAACCTTCTCCAGAATCCTCCTATCCCCGATCTTCATATCCCACAAGATGTTGGATATTTCGTCTACAAACGCTTGGTTAACCTCCAGGTGGGGGCCGGCTCTCATGTCACCCTCCCTTCACCATTGAAAAGTCAGGGGCGGTATCGGATGACATCGTCTGTGAAGTCAGGATCTTCCCGTCCTTTATCCAGAAGCTGACCCTCATCTTCTGGCCCGATATCCGGCCAGTCGCCGGAACGTCTATCCGTTCCAGCCCTGCGTCTTCGTCGAAAACCTGGGTAACCCCCTTAGGTTCCACATGAAACATCTTGGAGGCCAGGCTGCTGGAGGTCAGGCTATCGACCACCGCATCGATCAAGGTCTGGCTGGCCCGTTTCTTCTTGGCTGAGTGCAAATGAAAAACATTACTCATATCTGGTGACTCCCGGTTATCGCTTCAATGTGTGAAAAACAGGCTCCTACCGAGGTCAGATAGAAGTTGTGCTTGGGTTCCACGTCAAAGGTGGGTACCCAGTGGCTCAGCCCGTCCTGGGAAACCAGCAGGGGGAACCTCTCGGCCTTCACCACCTCGACGAACTCCGGCTCCGCCACCAGCCACCACTGGGTGGCGTCCCGGGGCTTACAGGTGGCCTGCAGGACGGCGGCTTCCTCGTTCTTGGGAGCCTCCGGCAGCAGGTCATGGTAATGCTCAGGGTAGATGGTGTGGAAGGCCAACCACTGGCCATTGGGCAGCAACACGGCCTCCGTCTCGGTGTGTTCAAAGTCCTCAATGGTCAGGGGCAGGGGGTTGAACTGCTCGGCCAGCATCGGGTCCGAGGCGAGGTTCCTGAGGAACGTCACCAGGTCGGTCTGGTCGATCAGGTTCCGCCTCCGGCTGGACATCCAGTGCCCAGGTAGCGTGTGGCGCATCCCGGGGCGTTCAGGGAACATCCCCGCATCCACCCAGGGATAATACTCGCCAGGTAGCAGGCTCACGCGGCCTCCTGCAGCTTCGAGAACGGGAAGCGGTCGGGGTGCTTCTTGATCTCGGCGTGGAAGAACTTGCCCACGCTCTCGGCCGCCAAGAGGGCCTGGAACAGCTCCTTGCCGACGTTCTGGTACTGGTAGACGCTGTGGTTCTTGAAGCGCACCAGCAGAGCGCTGGAGGCTTCGTCGTGGCCCACGGCCTCAATCTGTGAGGACTCGACATTGATCATTGCTGGTTGGTTTGCCATAAAAATCTCCTTTTTGATAGGTGTTCATTGTACAACTGTTCACAGTACATTGCAAGTACGACAAATGTCGTAGGTCACTTCAGAAGCTCCAGTTGACGGCGCAGTTCCTCCAGTTCTGCCCGCAGCCTGTCGTTCTGCAAGATAAATGCGTCAGTGACCTCCTCGAATAAATCCCGCCGCACGTAGGCGATGTCGTGAGGGTGGATCTTCTCCAGCCACCAGGACACTTCCCCAGTGCTAGGGTCAATGCTCTCCTTCTCCGACTCGGCCAGGAAGTTGGGGTCTTCGTCGCCGTACCATTGCAGGTATATCTGCGGGGGTGGCCTCATAACTCCAACTCCCGGCCGAGGTGCGCCGTAGGTCTGGCAGTATTGGCGGGTAGCTTTGTTGCTGCCCAAGACTCGAATTGTTCACGGCTGTTCATAACTGCCGCCCCCCTTGCCTTGGCTATGGCTTCAGCCCTAGCAGCCAATTCCTTGGCGTATTCTCTGCGGTGATACGGCTCGTCTTTATCAAGTTCTATTACGGCTATAATTTTCGCCATTCCCGCAGTCAGAGCCGACAGCTCATCACATCTTGCCTTGTACTCATCGCGCTGTAGGTACAACTCAGCCACTTTAATATGTGCGTCATCAATAGCCTTGTCTATGCCATTTTCTTCGGCATGGTGTGTGTGTTTTGTCATACTTCCTCCTACGTGTTTTACGTCTGGTGATGTCTAATCCATGTTAGGTTCCAACCTGCAAAGACGCGGAGTGCGCCATTCGCTTGTAAATCTCTTTCACCAGATCCCAAGGAACTGTGCGAGTGGCAATGTGCTCAACCAGCTTGCCGTTTTCGTCGTAGTAGTCAGCCTGCTCATTCCATGAAAACTCGCCAATGTGCTCAGCTTTCATTTCGTTTGTTACAAGCGCCCTGCTGTTGCCTTCGCAGCGCGGGTCGGCTGGAATAGTCATTGTCTTCATTTGTATATTCTCCAGTGGTTGAAACCTAACTCGTCGCTCAAGGCCACTCGCTCTGCTCGTTTGACGCGCCTGACGGCGCGCACCTTAGCTCAGGCGTTATAAACCAAGATCGAAACAGTGCCACACCAGCGCGCCATCGTACATTTGCACAGTGCCTATGTACTTCCACTTGGAAATGTCGCCAAGCTCATGGCCTGTACCAGCCATTGCTATGTTTCTCGGAACCAGTGAGTTCATTTCATCGACGGCTGCCCAGATGGTAGGGTCGCCGTTCTGCATCTGAACACAAAGTATCTCAGCGCCGAACGGCATCAGCACTACTTGCTTGTCGGTTACTTTCAGTGGGTACTTGTAGATTTTCACGCATTCTTGCCTCGCTGCGTTGGTTTATAACAAGGCCATCAAGGCCGCTCATTTCATTCGCTGGACAGGCTTCGCCTGCCGCTTATTGCAGGGTTATCTGTCAGGACCAAGTGCGGCGCTTCTCGGCGACGTGCTCATTGCCGACGTACTCGGCTATCTCCCAATTGACATCGTCAGGAATCTCGACCACGACCAGCGCAGCACATTCGCCGCTGGCCGCCTCGCCAAGCGACTCAATCACCGCTACTAGATCGGGGTCGTTTCGTTCAATATCTCGGTCGTACATCGAGTGCGCCGAATACCACTTGTTGTAGTTCTCGTACTCCGGATGATCGCTCTTCATAAAGAACCCGCCTTCCGGCAATGCGAACTCTGGCGGTAGCGGAGCATCGAAGTAGGACTTTAACAACCAGCTGGTTCCAACGGCGAAAACTTGCTTGCCCTTGCGCTCCCAGTAGGCGCGGGTTCCGGCCTCTGACAGGCCGAAGCCGCCGAAACATTTATTGATCACAACCTTCATTTGATTCTCCTAAATCAGCTTGTCAGATAACAATTCGCTCATTCGCCTGTTACCTCCATCGTTATGCACCAGTCGGCGGTGCCGGTAGCGGCATCCAGTGGCTTGGGAATTGTTCCTCAAGCGTCATGGTATTCAACCAAACCCCTGCGAGATTTTTAACACCTACAAACATGAACCCACCATAAGGAGGCTCAATCGGCGCGAGCATATCGTGCGGCTCGTACAGCAATACAGGCTCGCCATCTATAGGGTGATCGTTTTCTATTTCTCGCCATTCCATACCTTTTCCTCTGTAGTTAAATCGTCTGGTTCATAACAAGTCGCTGGAGAATCGCGCTACGCGCTGGACAGCCTTCGGCTGCCAGTGAGCTACTGGTTATGCGTCAACTTGTGCATATTCGCGCAGCGCATCACGCAAAAGCCCTGTCTGCTCTTTAATTCCATTTGTCTCCTACCGATTGAACTCATCGTCGTCTACCTCGCTTGTGTGAGCCACTTCACCCATCCGTTCGTTGTAACCACGGATAGCATCGAACTGCCGGGCCAGGATTGACAGCGCCTCCTCGTAGGGCACCACCCGGCACTTGTTGTGCTTGAATCGCTTGCATGTCTCCTCTGCTACTGACCGGTTCCTGAACCGAAGAACCCGTCGCTTGTCGTCGGAAGTCCAGTAAATACCTGGACAGATTTTCTGGTCACACAAGACCAGTTGGTGAACCCCTCTCGTTGCACCCTTGCGGGCGTCACATACAACTGCAAATGCCATCAGCCCCTCCAGATCTCGCCTTCACTATTGATATACACAACCATCCTCCTGAACCCTTTCCTGTTTGCCTTTTGCCGAATCCTGTAGGTGATCGTTGACACCGTGCTTTGATCAAGCCCCAGGTAGTAGGCAATCTCCTTCTGGCTCTTGCCTTCATTCAGCATTTCTAGCACCTGCTTCTCGCGAGGGCTCAACTCATCGGTGACCACTATCTGTTCCCTTCTCACTGCAATACCTCCAGAAAGGATCGGTGAACACCGATCGCCTTGCTCGCTGGACTATTCGCTTCGCTCATAGCCTGTTACCTCATTCGCTTTGCTCATTTCGCTCTCCCCTTGGCTCCACGTTATGCACCAGTCAGCACATAATAGTGAACGGCGGCTCAAGCACACCCGGCTTAACGAGGCCGGGTGCAGTAGGAAATACTGGCCGCGTTACCTTCACGAATACCAACGCAAGATGCTCGCGGATCGAGTCCCATTGCTCCGGTGCCGGCGGTGTAGAATCAAGCTCCGCCTTACCTTACAACCAGTAGCAAAATTGTTCTGGTGTCATTTTTGTTTATCTCTCAGGTTAATAGTGATGTTAGGTGCTCGCACCCTATAGCGGTTCTTGTGCTGCATCAATCAAAGCGCACTCTGCCTCCAGAATGCGTTTCCTTGCTGCCTCATAGTATTGCTGTTCTTTCTCAATACCAATGAAGTCGCGTCCAGTATTTACACAGGCAACACCAGTAGTCCCGCTGCCCATGCAGTTGTCCAGCACCACATCACCTTCATTGGTGTAGGTGCGGATCAGGTACTCCATCAGGGCGATGGGCTTTTGCGTGGGGTGTAGAGTAATCTTCTGTTTATCACTCGGAAATGTCAGAACGCTTCGTGGGTATCGCTCTGTCGAATCGTATGGCAGCTCATCAAAAACCTGCTCTCCGTACACCTCAGTCCTATCACGCCTCTTCACAGCCGCTTTGCGTATGTGTCCGGTTGTCTTCTGGGGGTTGTATGTCGGCAAACTGCGATAGAAAACAAGAATGTTCTCATGCGCTTTCATTGGCATTTTCTTAGCATTTAAGTGTCCGGTTGCATGTGTCTTTTCCCACACCAGTTCGTAACGCAACTCAATCAAGTTGCTACACCCAAGCACCTTGTCAAAAGGAGTCTGTGCAAAGAGAGCAATAGCAGCATTCGGCTTCGCCACTCGCCTGTACTGCTCCCACAAGCCATCAAACGGAATCACGCTGTCCCACTTGCAGGCCGTAGTGCCGTAGGGTAGGTC